TAACCGACCGGTCGGGATGCCACCCCTAGGGGGAACCCCCCTACCCCCTCTGAGCAGGCAATATGCAGCACACAGCAAACAACACTCACCGCTGCCGGCTCGCATGCTGGCATGCATGCTCGAGCAACACAGCACACAGCTAACCTCACATTGCAATGCACATACCCTCCTACCTGCAGTGATGTACTCACACAGCAACTGTGTGTAATGCACACTCACTAGCGCACAACACCACACAGCAAACGTGCTGCACACAGCACGGCGCATATCCACACATGCTCTGAGCACTGCATATGCACCTATGCAGGACTAGTGCCTGGCTAAGAGCTGCTCACTATGTGTGCGTTAGTCACCTCGCATCCGCGGCATGTCACCTCGCAGCAAGGGCAGGAATCACCCGCGGTCGTCTCTTACGCGAAGGCAGCAAACTACGCTCTGAGAGCCACACAGCGGCACGCAATCGGCATGCTGAGCTGGTCATACGCATGCATGGCTATGAGCCGGCCAACGGGCCGGTATCGCATCGATAATGAGCAGCAGATCGGGATACCTGCTGGCCAGGACGTGTTTTACCTGTGTTTGCCGGCTCCGCCGGGTACGCTCTGCACTGCAGCACAGCACGTCAAAAACAGCCATCTACCAGGCAATATGCAATTCGACTTGACACTCATCGCCGCATGCCGTAGTGTTCTCGGTGTTGGGCCAGAACGGACAACCTAGCGGCAGGTCTCGCAGCCTCGGGTGAGAATCCCGAAACGGTCTCCTACCAGCGAGTTTGACACTCATCACTCGCTCTGGTACAGTGGGAACCACGCCAGCAAGAACGGCGGGGTTGACACTCATCACCGGGTGGTGTAGGGTGGGAACCACAAGCACAACTGCACTTTGACAACTGAACATGCGAACTGAGTTTGACACTCATCACGGACTGTGATACGGTGTAACCACAAGTTCAAACGGGCGGTGCGGGAACCCACATACCAGCGGGTTTGAGAGCGCACACGGTACGGCAACACTACGAACCGCCAGAAACACGGACTTGACACTCATCACCCCGATGTGCTAAGCTCGAATCGCAAGTTCAGAACGGTTCTTTGACAACTACACAGTGGCGCGGCAGGACGGACATAGTCCGACTTGTCGGGAAGCGACTCCGGGTACGATCCGATAGATTCGCCGGAAAAATCGACGCAACTTCCCAGCATTCCGCCGAATGCGAATCCCAGCTGGTCGTGTGAGCTATTGGAGGCACACGGACATTAGTACGGGTAAGCAGGCAACGGATAATGCGACTAGCTATGGCGGGCTGAGACCGGCATATGTGCTCTCAGGTTTGATTCCTGAGCGATAGCTAGAGTGCTGGCCCTGGTGGTGGACGTACTGTCCCAGGTCATAGCGAGAGGGTTCGAATCCCTCCCAGCACACTCAGACATCAGCAAACCTCAGACATGATAGGAGCCGGCAATGGGCTACCTGGCAGAACACCGTGAAGTTCGGGTTACCGCACGTCAGTCGGTAGGCAAGCTCTTCATCGCTCCAGACTTGAGCCCGGTCAAGTTGGTCGACCGCGAACTCGAGAAGGGTCTCCAGGGATGGACTGACCTAGACGTGAAGGTCACTGACCTCCGCGGCGAGCACCTCCCCAAGGGACACGCTGAGCGACAGCTCGCAGAAATGACCGTAGGCACCTACATCCCCCGCAAGGTCTCGCGGCGAGAGCTGCCCAACCGTAGGGTTCGGCGCTCTTCTCTTCGCGGCTAGACTTGACACTCATCACCGGATAGGGTAGAAATGAACCAGAGCACGGAACGCAAGGTGTACATCGCAGGCATCGGCTGGGTCTACTGCCGAGGCAACAACATCTACCGTCGATAGGACTTGACACTCATCATGAGCGACCACGACAAGCGAGAAGATCTCGCGGGTGAACTCTGGCTCGTAGCCGGCCTCTTGAAAGACGAGGGACGTACGTTCTCTGCCCTCAAGTGCCGAGAAATGGCGATAGCCACCAAGACCGGGGACATCACGCTCGCCAAGGCAACGCGTGGTCTCTGCCACTTCGAGAACCTGATCGGAGCCTAGACATGGCACAGCTCAAGCGGTCGAAGGATCGCAAGGTCACCAACGCGGTCAACGCGAAAGGCAACGCGGCCCTCATCGCGAACTCGATAGGGTTGCCGTCTGGCAAGGGATACTCCTGCCCGGACGCCACCGCGTTCTGCTCCGAGATCTGCTACGCAGGCAAGCTCGAGAAGATCTACAAAGGCGTCAGCGCCGTGCTCCTGCACAACTGGGAGCTGCTGAGCGGAGCCGGCCTCGAAGACACCGTAACCCTCCTGGCCGAGATGATCGCTGAGTTCGTCAAGGAATCGGATCGGCGCAAGGCTCCGAAGATCTTCCGTATCCACTGGGACGGGGACTTCTTCAGCCCGACGTACGTCGCGGCCTGGTCGCGAGTGATCAGGGATAACCCGGATGTCCAGTTCTGGGCGTACACACGGGTAGCTACCGCGGCCCTGTTCCTGCACGCTCAGAAGCTGTCGAATCTCGCCCTGTACTTCTCGGGTGACGAAGACAACGTGACCGCGGCTCGCATGCTCGAAGGCAAGGGCATCAACGTGGCCTACGTCGCTCGCACCTTCGACGCTGGCAAGGCGGAATTCCCGAAGGCAACGCGCTGCCCTGAGAACAACGGCAGCTTGCCACTCATCAGCGAGAAGGGTTCGGCCTGCGCGGCCTGCGGACTCTGCGTCAACGGACGCAAGAGTGTCCTGTTCAGCTCCAGCAAGAAGTGAGGTAGCCGTGAAGCACAAGGCACGCCTGGTCCGGGCGGATGAAGTCAAGGCAGGAGACATCCTGCTGACCACCCTCGCCAGCGATATTCGCTGCGTCTACGCCGACAGCGTCACGGACGTGTGGAGCTACGACGAACAGCTCTACTTCGCCACCGAAGACGACAGGCATCAGCACACCTACAGCTACTCACCGGGCGACCTCGTCACGGTGCTCCGTTTCATCGATCAGGAAGGCTAAACATGACCACTGCGTACGGAGATACCTACCTCGCTGAGCTGCGGCGTCAGCGTGAAGAGATCCTGAGCGACGGCGAGCACGCAACGTGCCGGCTGTGCCAGGAGGAACTCGAAGAGATCGACCGCAAGATCGCGGAGCGTTCGAACCCGACTCTGCCCGACGTGAAGCTGTGGGTGCTCGAAGCACGCTCGGCAAGCGAGCCGGCCAAGGAACCGTCCCGGATCTACGCGAGCCATCCTCAGGCTCTGCGTGACCACCTGACAGGCATGGCTGCCCGCTCGGGAGTAGCCAAGGTGGTCGACACGGGCGACATGTCCGGGCGTATCGATTCTCTCGGCCTGGCGATCATGACGTGGTCGATCCGGGAGGCGTGACCGTGACCTTCGAGCAGTGGATGAAGCACGTTGACGGGCTACTCATGAAGGTGTGGGGAGTCACGTCGGGAGACATCGCAGATCGCCTGTGGCGTGACGCTTTTGACGACGGGGTGACCCCCGCCGAGATGGTCCGAGACATCCTCCGAGAAGGGATCGACGCGCTCTGATGTTTGACGACGACGACATCGCACAGATGGAAGGCGAAGACACCGACGAGGTGCTCGCGGCCATCGATGTGCTCGCCCGGACGCTGCGCTACAGCGTCAAAGACAACCTGCAGGACGATTGGATCGCTTGATGAAGGTGTTCGTCTACTGGAATCTCCACCGAGGCATGTGGAGCGTCAAGGCTCTGACTGGGCCGGATCGCGGTCGTGTGATCGCACGGCAACAGCTTGTGATCCTTCGCAACGCCAACGGCAAGGTTTCGGAGGCGGGCAGACAGCGTGTACTGCGTGAACGCAAGAAGAACGTACACGCCGGCCTAGTCGGCGAACTCGTCCAAGGCGAGGCGGTCACGCTCGCCCCAGACGCGAGGGAGGTGACATACAACCCCTTCAAGTACAGCTCGTTCGTCTACCGGGATGACGAGACACGGTTCGAGGGGTGTGACCTGGCCATCCTTGGTCACAAGACCGTGTACGCCGCTTGACACTCATCACTGAAAGGCAAGGCATGTCCACGAAGCTCACCAACGTCCTGCTGACGCTCGCCGCGGCGGGAGCCGCGCTCGCTGCGATGGCTATCGCAGATCCCTACGAGGCTTCGGCAGAGCCACCGACTCAGACGGTCGACGTGACCGTCCCGGTCTGCGCCGAAGAGGACTGCAGCGACCAGCCACACCAACTGGGCGTCTGGTTCGACCCCGACACCAACACCCCTTGGCTCTCGCTGGGGGAGACATCGATCCGACTCGAGAGGTGACCGAAGTGACCGACCGTGGCCGCGAACACGCGGAGAAACGAGCCGCACAGGCTGCGTCGGCACGCAAGCACGTCAACCGCAAACGCGCTGAGAAGCGCCCCGGCAAAAGCAATCGATCCAACTGGAAGAGGGACATCTGACATGGGCAACATCGCGAAGATCCAAGACAAGGTCGCCAAGCTGCTGCGCCAGGCGGAAGACGTGACCGGCACGCCCGAAGAGGCTGTGTTCCAGGCGAAAGCCTTCGAGCTGATGGCGAAGTACGGCATCGATCAGGCGATGGTCGACGCGGCCCGCACGGACCTCGACAAGGCCGCGGAGCTGCCCGACGCGGTGCGCTGGTCGTACACCTTCAGCGGGAAGTACGTCGCTCAGCAAGCCTTGCTGCTGAACAACATCGTGACCGCTCTGCACGGCAAGGCCGTGCTCAGCACCAACCGAGGCACGAAGCAGCAGACGCTGATCGTCTTCGCGGTGCAACGCCACCTCGACCGCATCCAGATGCTGTGGGACATCCTGCGGCCTCAGATGCTGCGCCTGGTAGAGACGGTTCGCCCGGAGCAGGAACTCTTCGCCGGCTACAAGTACGACTACCGGACGGGCGACTACCGCAAGAAGTCGACCGCTGGACAGCTCAAGAGCTACCGCCGTGCGTGGATCGCAGGCTTCGGCCAGACCATCGGTGAGCGCGTCAAGCGCGAGGAGGACAAGGCTCTCGAAGCTGCCTCCAGCGGTGGAGCGTTGGTGCTCTTCCGCGGTGACAAAGAACGTGCTGCGTTGGCTCTCCGGGAGGCATTCCCGAGGGTTCGCAACACCCGTGGCCCCCGCTTCAACGCAAGCGGCTACGCCCACGGCCAGAGGGACGGTCGCACCGCGGCGATGAATCGCTCGCTGGCGTCTTGAGGACGGCACACCTCTTGACGGGGCTGGTCTTCGCGGTGGTTCTAGGCAACGCGCCTGGGGTCGTCGCGGAGGCCAGCTCTGCGCCTCTCTGCGAGGTACGAAGCGACGCTCACGTAGCTGAGCACGGCGGCTTGACCGCGGACAACTCCTACCACATCCAGCACGGCGAGCTTCCGACGTGCAACGGATCCGAACAGACCGCCACGCAGGGCGGTGACTCCACAGATAACGACCGAGACAACAAGTCTCGCTACTGCAGAAAGCACTGGTACTGCTGATGACCGCGTCCCTCGCCCTTGACTCTCATCTCACCCTGGACGAAGTCAAGAACCTGACCAGCAACGACGTAGCCGGCCTGTGCTGGCAGCACGACGTGAAGGTCGAGGATTCGGGCGACTACCTCGATGACTACTACCAGGAGAACTCTCGCCCGATCCGCGAGGGATCGTCCCCGGTCTACGGGGAGTTCTGGACGAAGGTTGGCGAGGTCGCGGCGATCCTCAAGGATGCGCCCGCCTGGCCGTTCCCTCCGCTCACGGTTCGCGAAGGTGTGCTCTACGACGGGCACCACCGCGCCAACGCGGCGATCAAGGTTGGCTGGGACAAGGAGATTCCGGTCACGACCCAGTTCCTGTGGTGGTGACGGTGGACCCAGCGATCAACCCACGCATCGGGTCTCTGTTCAGCGGAGCAGGAGGTCTCGACCTCGCGGTCGAGCGAGTCTTCAAGGGCACGACCATCTGGCAGTCCGAGGTCAACAAGGCTGCCAGCACGGTGCTTGAGAAGCGCTTCGGCGTCCCGAATCTCGGAGACATCACCAAGATCGACTGGCACGACGTGCCCCCCGTGGACATCCTCTGCGGCGGGTTCCCGTGCCAAGACGTGAGCCACGCCGGTCTGAAGGCAGGCATCGAGAGCGGTACACGCTCCGGTCTGTGGTCGCACTTCGCAGAAGCCATCGACGTGCTGCGCCCCAGCTACGTCATCATCGAGAACGTGAGAGGACTACTCAGTGCCAAAGCACAAGGCGGACAAGGTGTTCCAATGCGAGCGATGGCTCGAGTTCTCGGAGACCTTTCCGACATCGGGTATGATGCGAGGTGGAAAACTCTCGCCGCTTCCAGCGTCGGAGCGCCCCACAAACGTGAGCGAGTCTTCATCCTCGCCCAACCTGCCCACGCCATCAGCGCGTGACTTCAAGGGCGGCAACCCGAACCGCCAGGGTGGCGATGATCTGCCCACGGCGATTCTGAAGCTGCTTCCCACGCCCGAGGCCAAGTCTTCGACCGCAGGACCGGACTACGCACGCTCCACGCGCCCCGGATCGGGCGGTGACGACCTCGTCACGACGATGGCGAAGATCGTCAAGGGGATGATCGACGGCAGCGAGTACGCCCCCGCCATCAGGCGATGGGAAGCCTTGACCAGGCCGGCTCCCGTAGCCATCGAGGAGGGCAAGCTCGGCAACGCACGGCTCGCCGCGGCGTTCCCCGAGTGGATGATGGGCTACCCGGAGGGGTGGATCACGGACCTGATCTACGACGGGAATGGCCGTGCCCCCGAGGGATTCATCTCTCGCACCGAAGGCATGCGCCAGATCGGCAACAGCGTTTGCAACCAACAGGCAGAGCAGGCGATCACCGACCTGCTCCTCGCTTGACACTCATCTAGGAGGCAAGATGGCACGTTCACTCATCACCAGCAGGCCAGCGGAGCCGGCAGTCGACGGCTCGGTCGTTCGGTTCTCGCGAGAGGACTGGGGCGACTACCTCTACGCCGCGATCCGCGTCGGCGGCTACTGGTACGTCACGCAGAGCAAGCTGTCGCGCCACGGCGAGAAGGACTGGGAGCACTTCCTCGACTGGCTCGGGGAGGAGAACTGGTCGACGTTGGAGCTGATGGAGTGATGGAAGAGACCGAGGTCATGGTCCCAGTCAAGGGCCAAGTGTTCGAATGCCGGGTTGTCTACCACGGCACCTACAAGATCGAGATCACCACGGCCAAGGTTCCGGGGTGGAGGAAGGCACACCGCAAGATCGCGAACCGCGAGAACTACCCGTTCCTGTGGATCACACACATCGAGCACGACCCGCACGTCGGCAATGGCCGCGGCGGAGTAGTCACTACAACCTGGGAGAGCTGATGATTCCGATCTACGTGCAAGACATGGACGATGTCGACCGCATCGGCGCGGCCCCGAAGAAGGGCCGGGAGCCGGGAGACAACAGCTACAACGTCTCTTGGGCCTGCGCGGCGCTCAGCGCCTACGTCAAGGTCATCGGAGGCCACGACGAAGGTGTGGAGACCGCGATCTCCGACCTCCTGGGCGATCTGATGCACCTGGCCGACGCCGCTGGCGTCGACTTCGAGGAGATGGTCAACAAGGCCGAGTACAACTACGGCTTCGAGCTGAACGGAGAGTAGCCGTGGCACAGGTCTACGTCGCGACCATCGACCTGCACTACCAAGTCATGGCGGTAGCAAAGAGCCCGGAGGAGGCTCGCCGCCTGGCGTGCGAGGAGGGCTACCGCTACCTCAAGAGCGTTCACGGAGACCTCGGCTACACCGACCCGAAGTACATCGATGAGTACTTCGGCTGCAACGTCCAAGAGTTCGTTATCGGGACAGCCCGACTGATCAGCTAATAGGAGATGCAAGTGTTTGCAGAAGGAACCTTCGTGGTCGACAAGATCTTCCACAGGGATGGGCACGCAGCAATCGGCGTCGTGAAGCGAGCCGGCAAAGTCGCCACTCTGGTCGAGTGGCCTGACGGTCAGCGAGAACTGTGCGATAACGACGAGTTGATCGCAAACCCCGACTAATTCCTGAGAGAAAACTGAATAGGAGGCACGATGTACGTCGATGACGTGGATGACCTGGAAGAGCTGGAGTTCCTACGCGATGAAGCTGTGGCTCGGCTGGACGCCGACCCCGGCAACGAACAGGCGTCATGGGACATCGAGGACATCGATGAGCGCATCGCGGAGGTATCTTCGCAGGTCCAGGGGGATGTCTAGGGGGCTAAACCAAAAATCGTGGTGATGTCGATCACTTGGTTTGCTACCGAGTGGTAGGCACCGCTAGATTCGCCTTCGCAAGGATGAAGATGGTGTCCCATATCAGGGAATCGGGACGCCGCGGTGTCGGACCTACGGAATAACATTGGTCCGACGCGCCTGAGAGAAAGAGCAATTGGCTTGACGGTCATCTATAATCCGCCTTGATACTCATCGCGGTACATAACCCTTACTCATGGAGGCAAGCATGAGCGGCAAAACCCAGCCCACCAGGGCACCACTGATCTTCAGCACCATCGAAGACCTGAGAAGGAAAGGACACAACCAGAGCGAGATCGCTGAGATGTTCGGGGTGACCCGTCAGGCGGTGTCGTGGCAGAAGAAGACCTACGGTGGGCGAATGACCCCGCGTGACATCGTCAGGGAGGCGTGGCCTTTCGAGACGACGAATGCTCACACGAAGTCCCAGCCCTACCAGCGTCTTCGCGACCACGGCGAATACCAGCAGACGGGCGGCAAGGGCATGAGCGATAACAAGTTGATGCGTCTCCGTGCGTGGTATCGCAAGCTGCGCGACGAAGACGTGGTGCTCGAGTTCGATCCCAGCATCCCTCCCGGCCCCGGACTGGCGGGCGGCGGGTTCCGGTACGTCCCGCGAGACATCGTGATCGACGGCACGGACCTGCTGATCAGGTTGAACGAGCACACCGCCCCACTGGATGAGAAGCGCGAACTGATCTGGTCCTTCCCGGACGATCTGGAGGAGTTTCTCGGCCAGTCTTGAGAAGACAGGACATAAGTAAGGTGCCGCTTACCAGGCTTGGGAAGATGTTCGACGAGGTCGCACACTCCGCACCGGAGATAGTGACCAACGATTCGGGATGGATATTCGCCCAGAGATGCGAGTCGTGGTGGGTGACTGGTGAAGACAGCACGCCAGTCACCGCCCTCCTCGTATACCGCAGCACGATGGTCAAGGACACATCGGAGATGTACGCGCCGGTCAGAGAGATGCTCTGCGGCGCTCGCAAGATGGAAGTGCTGGCGCAGGGGTATCTGGCAGACGCGCACATGATGAAAGGCAAGGGAGAGTACTTGTTGGCGAGGCTGACGCACGAAGAGGCGTTCCCGCAGGGTCCGTACGGACTCGACACACTCCGCACGCTGGTGGAGTCACGAATCGCTACAGCGCTCGGCTCGGCCGGCTTGGTTGGGTGCTCCGAGTGACGCTGGCAGGTCAGAAGATCCCGCTGCGCTCCGTCTCCCAGCTCAACCAGTACACACGCTGCCCTATGGCCTACAAGCTCGCCCGCATCGACAAGGTGTGGGCCAGGCCAGCGGCGTGGCTGCCGCAGGGCACAGCGTTCCACACGGTCGCTGAGATAGTGGAGAAGGCACGCGCCGAGGGGCGCGAGGTACCGCTGGAGAAGGCTCAGGAGATCTTCAAGGAGGAGTACGCGAAGGACATCGGGGAGCTGAGTGCGATCACCCCGAACTTCGACTGGTGGTTCGGCAGCGGCCCGTACAACGCGTGGCGCGACATCGAGCGACGGTTCCACGTCGGTCTCGAACAGGTCGAGAAGTTCTACGCGTGGCGTTCGATGCAGGGTCAGGAGATCTGGTGGACGCCGGCCAAGGACGATGAGCCGTCCAAGCCGGCCATCGAGCTGCAGTTCAACATCGTCATCGATACGCCCGCGGGGCCGATCCGGCTGCGAGGGTTCATCGACGCCGTGGTGGTGCTGCCTGACGGCTCCATCCGGGTCAGGGACTACAAGACGGGCAACAAGCCGGGAGACGACTTCCAGCTTGGCGTCTACGCCCTGGTGATCAAGCTGCTGTACGGAGTAGAGGTCACCACCGGTGACTACTTCATGGCGGGCAAGAAGGGCAAGAAGCCAACGCTCACGCACCCGTTCGACCTAACCGAGTGGACGCTCGAAGCGGTCGCGGAGAAGTTCGCGGAGGTCGAGGAAGGCATCCGGGCCGAGAAGTTCGAGGCTCTCCCGGAGACCGACAAGTGCAACTTCTGCGACGTGAGCTACTCATGTCCCGTTTATCAGTAGTCGAACTTGACACTCATCACTTAGGAGAGCATGGAGTACCGCAAAGACATCGAGCTGGAGGAGGAGACCCGATACACCTGGGTCGAGATGGGTCCGAAGCCCAACATGCCCCTCTGGCACCACCTGGCGCAGCCCTGCCGCTACCCCTTCCCGAAGGAGAACGCGGCGTTCCGGTTCGCGGAGGCCCACAAGGAGCCAGGACGAAAGATCCAGGTCAGAACCGCTGACGGCAAGAGATTCGACATCTAGAGGAAATTTTTGTGGAAAGTACATCTACTAACGAGTGGTCACCCGACAACCCACGACCGTGGGATCCAAACCACCCGCTGCTGAAGAGCCGTGGCGCTCCCCATGAGACCAACGGCGTCATGCGGGTACACCGGGCCGGCTTCACCGGCAACGATCTTCGGCAGCATCTCAAGATGAAGCCGATGGCGATCTCGAAAGCGCTCTCCAGAGCGATGGACGAGGAGCAGGTTGCGGCCAAGCAGAGCCGCGACATCTTCTGCCCCACCTACCCGAGGAAGCGCCCATGAAGGTCAGGCTCAAGATCAGCGAGCAGGAAGCGCTGGTGGTCAAGGACGCCCTGCAGCGGCACGCGTTCGACGCCGGGTGGTACCGCAGGAGAGAGGCCGACATCTGCCACGCCGTGGCTTCGAAGATCGGTCGCAAACTTGACACTCATCAGGGAGGTTAGATGTACACACCGCGGCAGTCGCTCTACATCCGCGGAGCCGCAGGAGATCCACTACCGACCGTCTGGGACACCATTGGCGGCAAGGGAGTCACCTACCGGCGAGGGCAGCTAGTCCTCGTCTGTGCTGGTCCGGGCACTGGCAAGTCTGCCTACGTCCTGGCCTACGCCCTCAAGAGCAAGGTGCCGACGCTGTACTTCAGCGCCGACTCCGACGCGTTCACGCAGCTCACCCGCTCGGTGAGCATCCTCAGCGGCATGTCCCTCTCGCGGGCCACGACCGCGGTTCGAGAGCAGGACATCCCCGAAGAGATCGCGGCTGGACTGGACCCGATTCCGATCAGGTTCAACTACAACGCGAGCCCCTCGCTCGACGTGATCGAGGAGTCCCTGCTGGCGTATGACGCGCTCTACGAGGACTACCCAGCTCTGGTCGTGGTCGACAACATCACGAACGTCCGCACGGACTCGTCGGACGGCGACGATCCGTTCAGCGGCCTTGAGTCGCTGATGGACTACCTGCACACGATGGCTCGCAACACGGGCTCATGCGTGATCGGGCTGCACCACGTCACAGGTCCGCACAACGACGGCGACAAGCCGATCCCGTTGTCGGGCATCAAGGGTCAGATCGGGCGAGTGCCCGAGATGGTTCAGACCCTGCACCGGGTCGCGGGCGAGTTCGGAGCCCCCGACCAGCTCAACGTCTCCACGGTCAAGAACCGCGGAGGTAAGTCCGACCCATCCGGCCAGGACTTCGCGTCTCTCGAGTTCGTGGGAGACACCATGCAAATCAACGACTTCGGTCACTAGGAGAGAACAACCTTGAAGAAGATCATCGCAGCAACCCTCATGGCCGGCGTGGCGGCGCTCGGCCTCTCGGCGTGCTCGTCTGACGCCAACGTCGCCTCGGAGAACCTGTCCAAGCAGGCCGACAACTTCGAGATCCCCCGTCGCATCGTGTTCTTCAACGGGATCACGGACAAGTACCTGCTGGAGATCGCAGGCCGCTGTTCCATCGCCCCGGACACCGGAGCCAAGAAGCTCGACGTGACCTGCAAGGTCGCAGACGGCTACAAGAAGCACTTCCTGGGCCTGAGCGACAACGTCAGCTACTTCGTGGAGCAGGTCGACGGCGCGAACGTCTCGACCGACTTCTACGAGGTCAACTTCAAGCCGCAGTCGATCCTGCCCGACATCGAGATGCGATGAAGAAGCTCCTCCTGGCGCTGATCCTTCCGCTGGTCATCGTGGGCCTCACGGCCTGCGATCCAGGGGAGGGGAGCTACGACACAGACCCTCACGGCGTCATCTACGTGCCGCCGATGGGAAAGCAACCGGGCATCGGCCCTATCTTCTACTAGTCGAGTAATCGACCGATCGACTAGTCGACTGCCCGTGCTCCCACGGCGAGGAGCCGGTAACCAACGCGGTGATTGGTGGGAGACACTCCGCTGCACGGGCGCAACCTGACGTAATTACCAATTATCAGCTAACCAACTTGACACTCATCTGAGAGGAAAACCCCTGATGGCGACCCCTAACGCGATGCCCCGCAAGACCAGCCCGATCCACCAGCAAATCCTGTCCAGCCTGCTGGCAACCAAGCCGGTCACCTCCACCTTCAAGCGCGTCGTGAAGGGCGACGACGGCAAGGACGCCGTGGTCGAGACCAAGGTCGTTCGTCAGGGTCTCCGCGCCCCCCTGGCGCAGAACGTCACCGAGTTGAACGTCGACCGCATGGCGAAGCGGTGGCTGTCGTGACGCCGTACCTCGCAGATGTCCTCACGGTGCTCGGGAGCTGTTCGATCTCCTGGGTCATCGCTCACTACGCACCAGGAAAGCAGGGGCCTGACGGTATCCCCGGCCCTCGGGGGCCGCAGGGACCGATGGGCTTCGTCGGAGAGAAGGGAGAGCCCGGATGCGGTTGTCGCTGAAGGTGTTCGGATTCGAGATCGCGTCGGTCGACCTCGACCTGGGCGAGCCGGAAGCCGGCCAGGAGGTCGTGAAGAAGGCCAGCAAGCCGGTCAAGTTCATGTCCAAGCTCTGGGTCTCTGGGATGACCGCGTGAGCGCCCTGAACGCGCTCGCGTGGATGGCTGCCTACTTCTTCATCCCGGTCACCGCTCTGGCGTGGTGCATCGACATCCTCGAACGGAGGTTGAAGCGTGACAAGACCGACGAGTCGGAAGTCGACCAAGGTCCGGGTCTGCGTCGACTGTGAGCCGGGAACCAAGCGCAAGGCTCCTCACCCTGGCCCGCGCTGTGCAACCCATCATCGCGAGAAGCGTCGAGAACGCTCTTCAGGAACATGGGCGGCGAGAATTCTTGCGACGTATGGGATTACCGCCGACGAGTACTGGGAGATCTACGAGTTCCAGGGTGGCCGCTGCTACATCTGCCAGCGGGCCAACGGGAAGGTTAAGCGCCTATCCGTGGATCACGACCACAAGACCGGGATCGTGCGAGGTCTGCTCTGCACGATGTGCAACAAGTACACCCTCGGCTGGGCTCGAGACTGCATCGAGTTCTTCAAGCGTGCCATCGAGTACCTGCTGAACCCACCCGCCGTGCAAGTCCTCGGGGAGCGCATCGCGCCCATCGAGGCAGACAAACTCAAGGAGAGAACTTGACACCCAAACGGGAGGTGAAAGATGCCGTATTACGTTGTGACAGCTTCCGTTTGGTCTGACAACAACGACGTTGAATCCGTAGAAGCTCAGGTCTCAGATCTGTTGTGGGAGAAATTCGATGACGTTCCAGCTTGCGACGTGAGCGAGCTGGTCGAGCCGTGACCGATTCACCGATCGCCCAGGCGATCCTCCGGTACTACCCCGACTGGGAGCCCCCGGACGATCACTACACCTGGAACAAATGTCTCTGCCCCTTCCACGGCGACGAGAACCCCTCTGCGGCAGTCAGTTACGACCTGCAGGGGTTCAACTGCATGGCCTGTGGAGTCCGCGGGGACGTGATCTCGATCATCCGACACGAAGAGGAGGTGACGTTTGCAGAAGCTAAGCGAATCGCAGAGAGCCTATCTGTGGGAAGCCACATCCCGGTACAGGTCAAGCCTGCCAGGAAGCCCAGCCGACGAGTATTTGGCGAGTCGGGGGATAACCGGGGTGGCTCGGTACGGGCTGGGATTCGTGGAAGATCCACTCCCTGGTCATGAGATGTACCGAGGGTGCTTGGCGATCCCCTACCTGCGGTATTGGCCGTGGGAAGACAGGTGGACGACTGCATCGATCCGGTTCCGCCGGCTCGACGGCGGCAAGCCGAAGTACATGACCGTGGCGGGGGACAAGCCCCGCCTCTACAACACGGGAGCGTTGGCGAAGTACTCGCGTGACATGGCGATCACCGAAGGTGAGATCGACGCCATCACAGCGGAACTCGTCGGTGTCCCCTCGGTTGGGGTGCCTGGCGCTCAGAACTGGAAGGCCCACTTCCGGGAGCTGTTCCTGGGTTACCGCAACGTGAACATCCTTGCTGACGGCGATGAGTCAGGCATGGATTTCGCTCGGCAGGTAGCGAAGACGCTGCCGAACGCACGAATCATCCCGATGCCAGATGGCGAGGATGTCAACTCACTAGTGATGAAGCAGGGGAAAGACGCTCTGCTGGAAAGGATCTGATGCGGACGATGTTCGCGCCTATCACGATCTATACGCAACCAGGCTGCAGGCCGTGCCACCGGATCATGCAGAAGCTGGACGACAAAGGGCTCGACTACGACGTGGTCGACCTGACGAGGAACGACGAGGCGAAGCTCTACGTGACCTCGGTCCTCAAGGCCACCAGCGTGCCGGTCATCGTGACCGACACACACGACCCCATCGTCGGCTACCAGCCCGAGAAGCTGGATGAGCTGATCGAGTACTACACCGCATCGGAGACCGGACTGTGAGCGAGAGCATCCTCGAAGAGGCCCAGCGCCTCATCCACGGAGAGCGCAACAAGAACTACGGGCACCCCCGAGACAACTTCTCGGACATCGCCGCGTTGTTCAGCGGCTACCTGGAGCGTCCGATCTCGGACATCGACGTGGCGAACCTGATGATCCTGGTCAAGGTCGCACGCGTGAAGGACGCGGGCTACCACCGTGATTCGTTCACCGACATCGCCGGTTACGCCGGGTGTGTGGAGCGGATCTACGAGGAGCCGGTCGAGGGCGAGACCATCGCCCAGCGGGTGTGGGAGTCCCTGTACGACATCCCCGAGGGTGTCCGTGTCTCAGACGAGGGCAACTGGATCTGGCACAACAAGTCCGGGATTCTCCTCTACACCACCCCCGACGAGGACGTTCCTCAAGAGGCCACGACGGGGCAGATCGAGAACACCCACCGCAAGTACAAGACCTTCACGGAGGTCGTGTGACCAAGCGCATCGTCGTCATCTCCGACACTCAGATCCCGTTCGATGACCGCAAGGCCGTCGACCGGGTGGTCGAGTTCATCGGGGACTACCAGCCCGACGAGGTCATCCACATCGGTGACCTGATGGACTACCCGTCACCCTCTCGCTGGACGAAGGGCACCGCCGAGGAGTTCCAGCAGCGGATCAAGCCAGACAGCGAGCAGGCCAAGCGTCGGTTCCTAGAGCCTCTACGGGCTCGGTACGACGGCCCAGTGGGCGTCCATGAAGGCAACCACGACAGCCGTCCGTTCGACTACCTGGCCAAGTTCGCACCGGCCCTGGTGGAGTTCGCGGAGGACTTCCGATTCCAGAACCTGTTGGACTTCGACGGGTTCGGCATCAAGGTGCTTCCCGAGTTCAACAAGGTCGCTCCGGGCTGGATCACCACCCACGGTCACCGCGGAGGTATCCGCCTGACCCAGAAGGCCGGTGACACGGCCCTGAACGCCGCTGTGCGGATGAATTGCAGCGTCGTGATGGGACACACCCACCGGCTCGGTCTGAAGCCTCAGAGCGCCGGATACGGCGGCAAGATCCACCAGGCTCTGTGGGGCATGGAGGTCGGCAACCTCATGAACATGGAGCTGGCCGGCTACCTCAAGGGCGGCACCGCGAACTGGCAGCAGGGCTTCGGTCTCCTCACGGTCGAGGGAAACCACGTCAAGCCCGAACTCATCCCCATCGCCCACGGTCGTTTCGTGGTCGACGGCAACATCTGGAAGGTCTAGAACTTGACAGTCATCACTCAAGAACACCACGACGCGCTGCAGGCGCTCTACCCGGTGATCACCAAGGCAGCCAGGTCGGTCGCGTTTCAGTGGCCGGGTGTCGTGGAGCAGGACGACGTTCTGCAGATGATCGCTGAGCGGTTGTGGGAGAACCCCACGTCGCTGCTGAAGGTCGCGGCGATGGAGGACAAGGCCCAGTACCGGGCCGTCGTCGGGATCGGGCACCAGCTCGCCAGCCAGGAGCGCACGGACTACGACCACTACAAGGGCTCGTACAAGTACTCCGTCAACGAGGTCAAGGATCTGCTCGGCAGGAACATCCTGACCGAGGACGTGACCGGATTCATCGACGCCACGGTCGATCTCATGGACGGCCTGACCGCGATGGTCACCAAGACCCCGCAGTACGTCGACTCGATCACGTCGCGGTACGCGGACGGTGTCATCCCGAAGCAAGGTGCCGCTCACAAGAGGCTGGTGGACGCTCTCACCGCGCTGACCAACGCCATGAACGCCAACAACAAGCGGCGTCACAACGAGCGCGACGACGGTCCTGGTACCCGCACGGTGCTGACCAACGCTCAGGCACAGGCGGTCTCGTCCCACCAGTACGACGGCGATCACGACTTCGCAGCCGGCCTCGCCAACACCACCGGAGGCTACCGATGAGGGAGAACTTCGGAAACGGCTGGTCAGACCGGGGACCGCGGAAGGCGGTTAAGGGCTGGGACGCCTCGATGCGTAGCTGCAAGCCGACGATCAAGCCGCCCAAGGCACACGACGAAGAGAACGAGGAAGCGGCGTGAGCGCCAACAACCTGCTGGATCCGACCTTCAACGGCATGCCGGGGTCGGAGATGTACCGGTCGGAGGTCTTCCCAGACCTCTGGCCCAACGAGAAGCCGATGCTGCTGCAGAACTGGAGCCCCGAGGAGAGGGGCATGTTCATCGGCGGCGAGGAAGCCAAGGCGTTCTACCGGCTCGAGAACACACTCGCAGAGCTGAGGGAAGTTCCCCAGCGAATCCTGATGGGAGCCAATGAAGGTCGGCACGAAAGTCACGGTTGAGCGTGACGAAGAGAAGTACCCAAGCAACCGCGTCTGGCGTCAGTTCTCTGGCAAGACGGGCGTCGTAACGACGGTTGTCCGGGGAGTCGGCCCCGTCGAATACGGCGTCTCCTTCTCCAAGGACAGCGATACCGATGCCTACTTCAAGGCGTACGAACTTACTGAAAGGAAATAGTGTCATCCAGTGAAATCCCTTGGGGGCCAACCGGAGAACTCGTCTACAACCGGACCTACGCCCGGACCAAGCCAGACGGCAGCAAGGAATCTTGGCCTGAGACTGTTGAACGAGTGGTTGATGGAAACCTGGCGCTCGTCGCTCCCCGCTTTCACCTCGACGGTGAGCGCGAAGACCTGGTTCGGCTGATCGAGAACTTCAAGCTCCTCCCTGCGGGCCGACACCTGTGGGCGTCGGGTGTCCCGAACGCTCAGCACCTGTTCAACTGCTGGGTGGCCGGCTGGACCGACACCCCTAGTGAGCACTTCGCCTTCACCTTCCTTCGCCTGATGGAGGGCGGCGGCGTCGGCGCCAATTACTCGAACAGCGGCCTGGCTCACTACCCCAACGTGGTGAACCCGCTCAAGGTCGAGATCGTCTGCGACCCAGAGCATCCCGACTACCAGGAGATGCTGGACGCGGGCATCCTCTCGGTCCACTACGACTTCGAGTGGCCGGGTGCCTATCCGATCGATGACAGCCGGGAAGGCTGGGCGGAAGCCCTCACCGACCTGATCGACACGTTCTACCGCGAGGACACGGTCCACTTCCAGCGGGTCTACGACGTGAGTCGGGTCCGCAAGGCGGGTGCCAAGCTCAGGACGTTCGGCGGTTTCGCGAGCGGCCCGAAGCCGTTCGCAGAGATGCTCCAGAAGGTGGCCGCGGTCCTCTCGGACCACAGCGGCACCAAGCTGACAGGTCTGGCTGCGATGGAGGTCGATCACGCCATCGCTCAGTGTGTTGTCGCGGGAGGTGTGCGGCGCTCCGCACGCATGTCGATGATGCACTGGGACGACCCTCAAATCGAGGAGTTCATCAACTGCAAGGCCGAGTCGGGATCGCACTGGACGACGAACATCTCGGTCGAGGTCGATGAGCAGTTCTGGCGGGAGGTCAAGAGCCCGTCGGAGTCTCAGGCCCATCTGGTCATGGATGCGCTCAGCAAGGGAGCCGTCCGCAACGGCGAGCCAGGGATGTGGGACTCGTCACTGTCCAACGTCGGGGAGCCGAACACGGTCGTCTGCACCAACCCGTGCGGTGAGATCACGCTGGAACCGTGGGAGCCCTGCAACCTGGGCCACGTCAACCTGGCGGCGTTCGTCACCGACGCCGGCAAGACCGACTACCTCGATCTGCTCCGCGCTCATCGCCTGATGACGCGGTTCCTGATCCGGGCGACGTTCTCCGCGGTGGCCGATCCCAAGAGCCGAGAGGTTCTGGACCGGAACCGACGAATCGGCGTCGGACATCTAGGAGTTGCCTCCTATTTGGCCCTCACAGGCCGGAAGTACTCCGAGGCACCCGGTGACAAGCGGTTCACCAAGTTCTTGCGGGAGCTGGCCGCTGAGGTCGACTCAGAGGCGTCCTCGTTCTGCCACACGCTGAGGATCCCGGTCCCGGTCAAGAAGCGCACCATCGCACCCACCGGAACGGTGGCGAAGATGCCGGGAGTCAGCGAGGGGATCCACCCGATCTTCTCGAAGTACTTCTACCGGCGCATCAGGTTCAACCAGCAGAGCGACTTCGCGGCGCTGGCGGAACTGGTCAACCAGGGTTACGAGGTCGAGGACGATCTCTTCGCTCCGAACACCGCGGTGGTCACCATCCCCACCAAGGACTCCCTGGTGCAGGCAGTTGTCGACCTCCGAGGACCGGAGGGCGAGGACATCGTTGAGGCTGCGAACGACTTGACACTCAGCGAGCTGATCGCCTTCCAGGCGCTCTACCAGACGTGCTGGGCTGACAACGCCGTGAGCTTCACGGCCAACGTCGATCCCGACGCCTACACGCCAGCGGATGTCTGGCAAACGCTCGACAAGTTCGCGGGGCTCATCAAGGGCTCCACGATCTTCCCGGAGGCCAGCTTCCCGCAGGCACCCTACGAGCGAATCACCAAGCAGCAGTACGAATCTGCTGCGGCCAAAGCCGTCGAAGACGGTGTCGATGAAATGTGCGCCAACGGCGCATGCCCCATTAAGTGAAAGGTAGCAATTTGTCCTACGAAGATCCGTTCGCCACGGCTCCCGCTGACGCCCCTGCCGAGGAGGCTCAGCAGCAGACCGAACCGACGCCGCCCCCGGCCAAGCCGGTGGTGAACAACACCGCGGCCCCGGTGGCTGTCGGACCTGCCGGTGACCTCTCGGTCACGTTCAAGGGTGACGGCACCTACACCGCACCGTGGATCGTCCCGAAGTATGCGTCGGTGGACGCGGCGCTGGTCGACCTGGGTGTCGACGCGGACGAGGTCGCCAAGCTGGGCCAGGGCCAGAAGTGGTTCGCCCTCTTCGACCGGGCCACCAAGATGGCTCAGCACTTCGCCAGCCTCGGCGGTGGAGCGGCGAAGCCGGCCAGCGGTGGAGGTGGTGGCAGTCAGCGCCAGGCTCCCCCGAAGGCAGCCACCGAGGCTCCCAACGGTGAGAAGAAGTTCTGCAAGCACGGCGAGATGGAGTACAAGTCGGGCACGTCGAAGAAGACCGGCAAGCCCTACGCCCTGTTCTCCTGCACCGCACCGCGTGACGAGCAGTGCGATGCCCAGTGGCCGTCCAAGTAGCCTGACCGCTACTTGACACTCATCAGGTTGCGACCGTGTCTATTAAGTCGGCAAAGAGCATGCAATGCCACCGCAATCTGATGTCCCCCAACAACTCTGAGCGGAGAGTATGAAAGTCCAACTGGTCGCTGAGACCACCATCGACGACACCTCGTTGATGATGCTCGGCTACAACACTCACACCACGGAGCACGCAGCGGACGAACTCGCGGAGTTCGCCGGTCGCGCCTGCTACCAGTCCTTCAACCGTCCGAACCCGGCCACGGCCACCAACGAGACCTATCTCGAGCACATCCTCGACGTGGGCCACGAATCGGTGCTGGAGCACGGCAGTGCGACGTTCTACATCGAGGCCAGCAGGTCGGTGCTCACAGAGCTTGAGCGCCATCGGCACCTGTCGTTCTCGGTGCTGAGCCAGCGCTACGTCGACCCGGTTCCCTTCGGGGTCCAGATCCCACCGGCCATCGACAAGCTGCCCGAGGCGCAGCGCCAGGAGGCGTACGCGATCCTCGTCGGCCACCAGGAGCAGTCAGCGGTCGCCTACGACCGTCTGCTGAATGTCTTTGAGTCGCAGGGACTGCCACGCAAGCAGGCACGCGAGGCCGCACGGGCGGTCCTCCCGAACATGCAGAACTCACCGATGGTAGTCACCGGCAACCACCGTGCGTGGCGCTACGTCATCAAGGCCCGCTGGCATGAGGCAGCAGATGCAGAGATCAGAGAACTGGCAGGGGAGCTACTCACGCAGCTTCGGGAGATCGCGCCCAACACCTACCAGGACATCCCCTTCACCCCCTACAGCTACGGGAGCTGACATGGCTAGAGCCACCTACGTCAACTTCGTTGACCGCCACCAGCTCTTCGCAGGAGAGCCGATGTTGGACACCTCCGAGGGTGTCCTCATCATCCAGTACGCCGATGGCACGTCCCGAACTCTCAACTGGGACTTCGTCATCGACTTCTACTACATGACCGACGAAGAGTACGCCGACGCGATTCGGCACATCGAAGAACAGGAAGACGACAAGTGAGTGACACCCCCATCATCGACGTGATCGAGAACATCGAGGCGCTCAAGCGCGGCATCGAGATCGTGCTGGAGGCCAACGCATCTCTGGCCGAACAGAACGCGAGGCTCAACGGCGAGATCGCCACGGCCAAGCGCGTCTTCGGGACCGCGTTCTGCTCCGGGTACACCGGGGCTACCAGGCCGAACCGTCCTAAGCTGACGGCTCAGGACGCCAAGGACATCCGTGCGGCGCGAGCCGGCGGTGCCAAGCAGGCCGACCTGGCCCGCAACTACGGGGTCAACCCGGCCACCATCAGCCGCATCGTGAACAGGGTCTACCACTGATGCCAGACCGTTTGCAGGCCATCGTGGTCGAGCCCCGCGACCCCGCGGTGCCCATCGACGTTCAGGGCGTCAACCTGCGGCGCAAGGCGATCACAGCCATGCAGGCGCTCGGCTCCGTGGATGAGAACACGGTTCGCTACAAGGGCGGAACAGAGGACGCGACGGTGTCGCTCAACGGCACCATGATGTCGCTCTGGCAACGCAACCTGATGGCCGCGCTGTTCTACGCGGACGGCAGGGCCGACAAGTCACTGGAGACCTCGACTGTGAGGGACGAAGACCACCGGGAGTTCTCCGCGGCAAGCGTCGTGCGAGACCCATACAGCAAGTAGGAGAACATGATCGAGTTGCAGCATGAGGTCAGCGGAAGCCTCGTCACCGTCAAGGTAGTTGAGACCAAAGAGGATCTGGACGGGTTCCACGACTTCATCCGCACTCATCATCGTTGCCTGGCCGTCGACACCGAGACGACGGGCGTGGACATCTACAGCCGGGACTTCAGGCTTCGGCTGGTGCAGTTCGGGACTCAGGATGAAGCGTGGGTGCTCCCTGTGGAGATCTGGGGTCCGAACGGCATCATCGAGGTGCAGGACGCTCTCGACCACATCGACAAGATCGTGATGCAGAACGCGTCCTTCGACCTCCAGGTCTTGGACAAGGCGATGGGCATCAAGATGGAGACCCTGTGGCCGAAGATCCTCGACACGCAGATCCTGGCGAAGCTAGTCGACCCCCGGCCCTTCGAGGCCGGTGGGTTCGGTCATTCGCTGGAAGAGCTTATCGCAGAGTTCATCTCCGAGGAGCTTGCTCAGGATGTCAAGGGGCTCATGACCAAGCTGGCCAAGGAGCACAAGACGACAAAGGCCAAGATCTGGTCGACCATTGACCTCTTCCACCCGGAGTATCTGAAATACGCCGGCATGGACACGATCTTTACGGCCAGGGTCTGCTCTGCGCTCGCACGACGAGTCCCTGATGTAAGCCGACCACTCGTCGCTTACGAGCACAAAATCAGCGAGATCTGCTCGTACATCGACCGTCGCGGCTTCCTTCTCGACGTGGACTACGCCAGCGGTCTCTCTGACCAGATGCGTCGAGATCAGGAGGTCTGGGAGGCGATTGCGTTCACCAAGTACGGGGTCGAGAAGGTCAACAGCACCGAGGAGGTTGCTGAGGCGCTGGAAGTTGAGACCGGCGTCAAGATCACCGGACGTACCGAAACCGGCAAGCGAAAGGTCGACAAGGAATTGCTCGGCCAATTGATCGAAGACGGTAACGAACTCGCGATGATTGTTGAGGAGACCAAGCGTCTGGGCAAGTGGAATACCACCTGGGTCCAAAAGTTTCTCGACACAAGGGATTCCGAAGACCGGTGCCACACGTTTATCAACCCATTGCAGGCTCGAACTTCGCGTATGTCCATCACTGGTATCCCGGCGCAGACTCTCCCAGCCTCCGACTGGATCATCCGGCGATGCTTCCTGGCTGAACCCGGTCATCTCATTGCCTCCGTCGACTATCAGACGCAGGAGCTTCGTGTTCTAGCTGCATTGTCCGGCGATCAAACCATGATCGAGGCGTTTCGGCAAAACGCAGACCTCCACCAGATAACCGCTGATGCCTCGCAAGTCGTACGCAAGGTAGGGAAGATGGCAAACTTCCTCACTGTCTACGGTGGCGGTGCCAAGACTCTGGCTCAACAGGCGCATATCGACTTCCCGACTGCGAAGAGAGTACTCGACGGCTTCGCTAAGACATACCCGTCCGTGGCGCGTCTGAGCAAGAAGTTGGGGACCGAAGCCTCGAACAAGGGGTACATCGTCACCCCTGTTGGGAGACGTTTGCCTGTAGACAGCTCTCGTAGCTACTCAGCGCTGAACTACATGATCCAGTCCAGCTCAAGGGATGTGACCTGCCGGGCGCTCATCCGGCTCCATGAGGCCGGCTTCACGCCGTACCTCAGATTACCGATTCATGACGAAATCGTGGCGTCTCTGCCCGCCGACAAGAGCGGCTGGGGCGCTAAAGAAATCGCTCGAATCATGAAGGAAGAAATGGGGCCGGTGACTATCGGAACTGACCCCGAAGTTGGAAAGCGTTCCTGGGGATCGCTATACGGGGCTGACGTTTAAGTCGGCCTTGACACTCATCAAGGAGAGAAATTGAAAGCAGCGGTAGCACTCCCGGCTCCAGACGGGATGACCGACGAATTGGTCGGTAAGGCGCTCTACGAGTTGAACAAGCTCGGGACGATCATGCCTCATCCCATCTCGGGTGAGGGCGCTCTGGAGGTCTTCATCGTTCCCGAGGACATGCGTCCTGCGGGAGCCCCCAAGGGGCTGACGTTCATCCGCTTCGTCGCGGACCTGATGCCCTACGTCGGAAAGCAGAAGGAGCACTGATGGCAATCGGAAACGTCACTGTGACGGTAGTCCCGGATTTCACCAGGCTGGTCGACAGCCTCCGGGCAGTCGCCGCCAACTTCACCACCCTGGCCGAGGACGCGCTCCGCGCCGCGGACGAGTTGGAAGAGCGCAGCGCCGACGAGGAGCCCGAGGTTGGCTGACCACGAAGAGTTCTTCGACCAGATCTATCAGCAGTGGTCGCAGACCACCGGGGCCAAGGACACCTACTGGATGCCCGAGGAGGACGAGAGCTTCCCCGGCTGCTTCAACCTCGTCGCGTTCAACCCGAACGACGAGTCGAAGACACCGCTGGCTGCCTTCCTGTCAGAAGAGGACGCCGACTTCATCGCGGGGCTCCACGGAGCCATCCCCGATCTCGTCAGGCACCTGGGAGAGGCCACAGATCGAGCGGAGCGGCTCGATGAGGCCAGGGACAGGGCAGAGGGCTTGGCAGCCGATACGGCGCTCGAGAACGCCGCTCTGAGGGAAGAAATCCGCGCTTTGGAAAGAGAGCTTGACCGATGAAAGAACTGATCGAGTTCATCCCTGTTGCGACATACGGGGATGAGTTCAGCCTGTGGACCGGCCCTCACGGGCCGCGGACCTACTCGTCGCTGGCGTCCGCGCTCAAGTGGCGCAAGCAGCACGGGCGAGAGACCAACTGGAAGATCCTCAAGCTGACCCTCCGGGCCGGCGAGGAGCCGCGAGTGGAGTGGGTGGCGTGAAGGCGTTCCTGACCCTGCACGGAGACGAGCGCGGAGACAAGGGAGTCATCCATGTCGACGTGATGGCGATCTCTGACGTTGCCGAGGACGACGGGGCCGTATGGGTCGGCCTCTCGTCAGGGACGGGCTACTACGTCACCGAGACCGTCGACTACATCTTCGAGAAGATGGAGGCAGCGTTTGCTCACCTGGATTCGTAGGCTCCTCAAGGGGAACCCGGATCGCTACCCAGAGTGGCGTCCAGACCAGATGCTGACCCCCGAGAACCGGTCGATGACCGGGACTCAGGAGGGCCGGTTCATGCACCCGCAGCCGTACGTGCGGGACCGCGTCAGGGCGCTACAGGAGTGGAACGCTCTGCAGGACGACTGGGAGTCCAGCTTGATCGCCGGAGGGTGGACGTTCTCCGGGTTTGACGCGCAGGGCAATAAGGTCTGGACGAAGCACTGTGTGCCAGGAGCCCGACCATGAGCTGGCTTGAGCACATGAAGACGATGCTCGGCAAGCAGGTTCGGGTCACTCTCGACTACCAGGAGCCCGCCGTAGCGGAGGGTCAGCTCCTGTCCTTCACCGAGGACGGAGAAGTGGTCGTACTGGCCGAGGACGGCACCAAGCACTGGTGTTGGCCGAACCTCAAGACCGAACTCCTCACCTAGTTTCGTCACTGTGACACAAAGGCCCCGGAGGGGCTGGGCTTCGGCCTGGCTCTTCCGGGGTCTTTTTTTGTGCCTCCAGAATGCATAGATAAGCTATATATCCTGGTCACTGCCGTCGACTAGTGGATTAGTCGACTAGTTGACTACTCGATTACCCGACGACTACGGGTCTCCTTGAACCGCGGCCCTGCGGCCAGACGCTCCGCGAACAGCTCCTTGGCGATCTCGGACACGGAGACGCCCTCCTGGTGCGCCAGCTCCTTCAGATCGGCGATCATGTCCCTCGGTAGGTAGACGGCCATGTTGCCGTTCCGATCCTTGTGCGTGCCGCCCAGAATCTGCTTGGCGGTCTTCGGCACCATCCCCTTCGTCCGCTCCGTGTGAGCGGCGATCTGCTTCGCGAGATCAGACACCGACAACCACCGCCTCAAGTTCCTGCCAGGCGTCCCAGTACGCCCCCAGATCGATCGGTAGCGTGCCGAACGCCTTGCGGATGTTCTGCCGCTGCGGGATGACTGTGTCGAGCGTTGGGACGCTCTCACGGGACAGCAGAGCACGCACCTGAGCCCCGAGCTTCGCCCGGAGGTCGACCTGTGTCAGGAGGACCGCAGAGGGTTTGCCGGCGCACATCTCCAGCGTCGGCCAGACGCGCTCTACCTCGATGGGTGAGCACCCGCACGGGATCAAGATCAGGTCAGCTTGCTCGACCGCCCAGTCGATACGCGCAGACGTTCCCGGAGGGGTGTCGATGAGCACCAGTTCATTCGAGTCCCAGTCGACGTTGTTCGGGTTCTTGGTGACCGTGAAGGGAAACCCTATCCCCCGCTGAGCCGCCTCTTCGGCCCACACGGACGCGCTGTACTGCTCGTCGGAGTCGATGACCAGAGTCTCCAGTCCGCTACGCGCCGCGGCGGATGCCAGGTAGATCGCGGACGTGGTCTTACCCACGCCGCCCTTCGTATGCACTATCGAGATGATCGTCGTCATGCAGGTGAGAATAGTCGAGTGGTCGATTACCCGAGTAGTCGACACGCCGATTAGTCGACTAGTCGATTAGTGGATTCCTGGCGAAACGACACGCCGAGATACGGCTGTTACCGGTGATACGAGTGACCTTGGCGTAGAAATAACGAAGCCCCCCAGGCTGGCAGGCCGAACGGGGGGCAGCTCGTTAAGGTGCTGTTGCTGATTCTAGCAGGGGCACCTGACAAATGGTGCCCAGCGCCCGAGGTAAAGAGCCGTGTCGTGAGACACGGGTCGGGTGACGCGCTTCGCCAGCGCGGTCGTCGCCGGTCAGAGCGGCAGACGCACTCATGCCCGAAAGGGCATGTCGATCAAGGCCCATCCACCTCGGATAGATAGAAGGACAGCCCGACCGGGGGACTGGTGGCTCAGTAGCGGTGACCTTGAGCATCCCGGCCTGTGGGCTCGAGTAATTCCCGAGCCTGTGGCCTCCGTACGCGATCCGTAGCGGCTCCATACGAGAGGCACACCCCGTGGTTCCCCAGCCTGCCTGGGGGAGCTGTGGTCAACGCGGTAGCGGGGTAGCCCCGCCCGCTCACCTTCGCTTCCACCGAGAGTATCCGTCACAGTGACGAAATCAGGTGGGTCGAAGGATAGAGATCCCATCGTCAATCTCACGGAGACGCCGCTCCTTGGCCTGCAACTGGCCTTGTAGCTCACGGATGGAGCGCTTGATCTTCGCCGCCTCAACGACCACAACGCGGTGCTCGACCTCCAGGTCGCGGAGGATCCGCTCCCGTTCCTTGGCCGACATCTCTCCGATCTTGTTCACGGAAATTGACGGTACGCCCGGAAACGCAAAAAACCCCCCTCCGAAGAGGGGGATTCCTGCTAGCTGCTATCCGACGCGGGCCATCGCGAACCACGAACTCGACGCGTTGGCGTCACCCACGATGCCGAGGGTGTCGTCGCTCTTGAGTCCGGGCCTGACTGTTGCGCCGGCCGGTAGGTAGTACGAAACGCCGTCGCCACCGAACGCGTAGTCCTGTGGAGTCGACGGGACACCGAAGCCGTTGACCGAGATGCCTCGGGTCGGTGCCATCTTGATGCGGGGTACGCCGTTGATGAAGATCAGCGGGTACCGCTCCTCGGAGAAGCCGAGGGCGCTCGTCGTCTGGACTCGCAAGCCCATCATGTACGTGCCCGACTTCGTCACCGTGGCGGTCTGTGTGGCCGCGTTCCAGGTGATGTCCGAGGACCGGTAGTCGATGGCGTCCAGGGCGTTGGCCGGGAGAACCGCTTCACCGGAGGACTTGTTCGCGGAGGCCGCGGTCGATGACCGGTAGACCCGCATCGTGGAGCCCGTCACAGCCGGGGGAGCGTTGTCCGACACGGAGGCACCTGCGACGGTGCCCGGAGTGTTGTTGCCGTCAGTCTCCGAGATCGCACCCCACCAGCAGTGGTCGTCATCGATGATCGACTGCTTGTCACCAGGCTCGAGACCGTCCCAGATCACCTTGGTGCCTGAGTAGACCTGATGCCGCCGCGGCTCTTCACCGACGCCGCAGACGACACGGAGGTCGAGCGACCATGTGAGAGGGACGTTCGACGCCCAGATGTACTCAACACCGCCCTTCACGCACCCGATGTCGCCGCGGTACTGCAGGAAGCCCGTGCAGTAGCCCCTGGCGAACACGTAGTCGGTGCCCGCCGCGTTGGCGCGGGCGATTGACCAGATGCGGACGTTCGTGCCCTGTGCTGGGGGAGAGGCCAGCGTTCCTCGCACGATCTGCTGCGGAGTCATCGTCGGCTCCGGGTAGAGCATCGTGGCTCGGCGGTAGCCGTTGTTGACCGTGCTCCACTGAGCGTGGCCGTTGTTGATGACGAGCCGGGAAGTGCCAGGTCCGCTGTACGTCAGGTTGAACAGGCCAGAGGGGAACTCGCCGTTCGGGTACTGGGAGAAGTCGATGTTGAAGCGCTTGCCGCCGTTGGCGGCGGTCTCCTGCTCCGACTGCAGTTGCTGAACGTCACGCGTGACCTTGGTCAGCATGCCGAACAGGTTCTCCATCGTGTCCTTGACAGCGTCGAGACCCGCTCCAACGACCTCCTGGCCAATGGTGCTCGCGCCCGAGAGCGCGTTGGTGGCAGCGTCGACAAGCCCCTGCAGGGCCGGGATCTGGCTCAGGTCAGCGTTCACCTTGCCGTCAGAGCCGAGGTGCTGGGTCTTCCCCATCAGGGCCGTCCACCAGTCCTTAACGGCCTGGACCGCGCCGTTGATAGGTGTGACGATCCCACCCCCGAGGATTTCGAGGATCTGGTTCAGGATGGTCTGCATCGAGGTCACGACCGTTTCGAGGCCGGCTCGAACGCTGTCGGTCAGCGAGCCCATGATCGTGGCGACGGCCTTGGGGACCGTCTCGAAGGCGTCAGAGCCTCCCGGAATCAGCCCCTCAAAGCCCTTGAGAACCTCCAGCGGCATCTTCGCGAGCTGTTGCTCCAGCAGCGCGAGAGCGTTCCCTGGTGTGGGCGTGGTGGGCTGGAACAGCGACCTGACGACACTCTCGGTGTAGTTCTGGCCGAATCCCCAGTCACCACCTCCGATCTGGAATGCGCCGTCAGCGCCGATGGCCTCCAGCGGGTTGGTCGGCCAGAGTGCCGAAGTCATCTAGCCTCCCGGTGAGATGTTGATGGACTGCGCCTCGATACGGAGGCGGTCTCCGTTGATGCGCTCTTCGCGCTCAAGCCTGAGATCCCTACGCACGTCAGCGATGTCGGTTCGTGCGTCTCGCACGTCTGTCTTCACATCGCCCAGACCTTCGGCCAGGGTCGCCACGGAGGCGAGCACCCGGTCGATGTCATCTCGCAGGTTGGTGCTGTGGGAGTTGGCTACCTGCTCTTTGATGTCACCCAGCTTCTTCCCATGCGCCCGCTGCGTGAGCCACACGGGCAGCACGACAGCTAGGACTGGGCAGGCGGCGACGAAGCAGAGCATGAACACTTCCCAGTTACTGTCTGGGTTGAACAGCCCTTGCATGTCAGTTGAACTCCTCGGCCATCGAAGGGCCGGCTGCGCCGTCCTTGATCCAGCCGTCACGCTTGTACTGTTCGAGCATCGCTCGGTTCTCCTGGTCGGTTAGTTGTCGGATGTTGGGGATCCGCACGGGCTCGGGATCGGGCTCGTCGTGCTTCACCCATCGCGCTGCGTTGTTGAGGTCGTGTCGCTGACCACGGAACGCAGGCTGAAACTTGATCTCCTGCTGGGGGAGCTGACTGACGTGGATGTTTCCGTTCTCATCAGCCAGCGCCCGCAGGCTGTCAACGTGCCGAAAGCCCGCCCTGTACAGGTGCTCCGACCAGTCGGCCAGGTAGGCCGGGTGGGTGATCGCTCCGACGCCCGCAACCATCGGGAGGTTGCGTAGAGCCCAGACGACGTGCTGCCGTGGGTCTTCGGGGTCGTGCTGATCTTGAGTCGGAATCTGTGACATGGCGGGGCCTTTCGGGTTATTGCCCCGTTCCGTTGGCACCGGAACAAGGGCGTTTACAGAATCCCCGCAGTTCCGAGAGCGCCGTTGATGCGCTTGACCTCTTCCAACACTGCGAGGGCTGGGTTCTTGGGCTCGCGGTAACCGATCTCGATGTCCAGCGGCTTCATGCCGTCCTTGTCGATCTCGTACGTGAGCTTGCGAATGCGTTCCACGAACAACTGGTCTTCGACCGGGTATCCGAGGACTGACGTGCCCACCCGATCTCCAATCCAGCAGTGGCCGTAGCCCTTTGGAGCGAAGATGTAGGGGGATGCGTCTGACACCTTGAGGGTGTGTGCCGTCCGCTGACGCGTCGAGTGGATCTGTGCGGCGATGGCCGCGAAGGCACTCAGGGTGAACGCCTTCATGGGGCTGTCCACCATGTTCTCGAAGTAGTGGAAGTCACCGAGGCCGGTGACGATGTCTTCGAGCCCGGAGATGGGCAGTGAGATCCCACCCGCACGGAGCGTGGGGACTTCCATGAACGCGCCGATCACGTCGCTGTAGAGCGGCTGCAGGACCGCGTCCATCAGACCGCCCAGCGGGGGGAGGTCGATTGCGCCGCCGAAGATAGCTACGGAGGCCAACATCGAGTTAATGAACGAGGTCAGAAGGTCGCCGCCGATGTTCACCAGTGCGCTGATACCCTCGTTGATGCCCGGTGCTGACTGACCTCCAGCCAGGAAGCTGGTGTCGGTCGCCTCGTAGTACGAGAACTCGCTCGACTTGATGCCTGTGACCGGACCCTCTTCGAACACGACGTGCGGAGCACGCGGGCTGGTGCCGAGGAAGAAGGGGTTGTAGTACTCGCCGGGGTACGTGTAGTCACCCGTGAACACGTCGACACCCTCGACCTGGCCGTCACTCGCCAACTGCACGATGGCTCGGACGAATCCGGTCAACCACGAACCGCCGAAAGCGGTTTCGGTTCCCCAGCCGCTGTTGTCCTCGATGTCCCAGACCACGCAGCCGTCCCGCAGGGGGATGAGCTGCAGCAGATCTTCGACGGGATCGATACCCCAGATGCCCTTGAGTTCGTTGAACGGATGCGGGTCACGATCCTTGATGTACCGCCGACACGTCAGCGTCAACTGGTGGTCGGTGAGGATCTGCTTCGCGGTGTCGTAGAACGTCCCGAAGCGGGAGAACACCATCGTGATCGCGGAGTTGTCCGCGAGGAACGGGAACGGCTTGACGATGTTCCGCCAGTTTGCCGGGTTGAACGACGGACCCATCCACTCGTTGATGTCCGTGGGGTCGTCGGGTAACGTCCACAGACTCGTTTCGAGTCGTAGTAGGTTGACGAACAGCGTAACCAGCAAGCACCACTTGGCAGGGCCGAAGATGATCCAGATTTTCGGAAACTGCAGCTCAGGACGCAGGAACGGGTTGCACCAGACGCGGATATGCTTGACCTGTTCGAAGTCGTGCAAAAACACGATCTCGAGGTACTGGTCTCCAGAATCCTCCTTGACCACCCGGTAGTGATCCATCATGCCGGTCCATCGAGCGCCTTGCTTCTCGATGTTGAGGATGACGTTTCGCTTTGCTCGTCCGCGGTGGTTCATCACCCACTTGGCGAGGTAGTGGTCGAGGGGAAGCTGCAGCGTGGCCGGCGTGGTCTCGTTCTCTTCGAACTCCCACTTGAGCCTCCGGTAGCCGGCGACCTCGCCGCGGAGGCGGAAGTCACCGTCACGAAGTTCGACCAGCGGGGACGCGAGCCGTTCAAGCTCGCGCTTAGCCCTCCGCTGTTGGATCAGCTTCCACAGGTCATCTGCCTGCTTACGCGTTGCGAGGCCACTCATCATGGCCTCCTAAAGCCGAAGTCTGATCTGTCGTCGTACTCCCACTCGTCCCAGGGCTCTCCCTGGATCTCGCAGGTCTGGTCGTTGTCTGCGCGTTCGAAGTTGTGCGTGGCACCGCCCGAAATGCCTTCTGGCTCTTCCTCGATCCACTCCTCGACCTCTTCGGTGAGGGTGGCTACGGGGAATCCGAGGATCCTCAGAACCCAGCTCATTCGAGCCCCCAGCAGCGCGTCCACGGCCTCGGGAGACGAAGCGTGATGACCTGGCCTGGCTTGCAGCCGCTGGCCGTGATCTCGAACTCGCGCTCCTCTGTGTAGGGCGGGATCATGTTGCGGAACCGGACGCCGTTCATCCGCGCCCACACCTGAGAGCCGCTCTCGGAGCTGATCTGCTCCTCGCGGCGGTCGGTGTCGATGACGCAGTTCTCGCCGTAGATCAAGCCGGGGAGCTTGAGCCGGCGGTTCTCGAACTCGGGATCCTCGAACGAGTAGTCCGGGATCACGAACTGCGTGAACGGTGCCGTCTCCCAAGGGATAGGAATGTTCGGCGGGAAGGGCCAGGGGAAGTTGGGTACCTGCTCCTGAGAGCCCGGTACGGTCCACTTCGGGGCGATGTACTGGTCGGTGGGGTTGAGCCCACCTTGCATTCGACCGACCTTGATCTTCAGCGTCTCCTGCGGCAGTTCCTGCCACGGCCAGACGCCTCCCGGCCACAGCGCCGGGTCGAACGTGGTGTCCTTCTTGGTCTTAGCCTCGAATACCTTGTCGTCCTCGTACCAGAACGGGTCGTACGCGATGCACGACATCTTGGTGAGGTTGATGCTGTTGCCACGCGGGTCGGTGTGCATACCGACAGTCGGGGACTCGAACAGCCGCACCTTGAGGTAGCGGGTTCCAGAGTCCGGGGTGGTCACATAGATCTTCGCGTCTCGGTTGAAAGCCCACGCCTTGCGCCACTCGGAATCCCTCGACAGCCAAGACCGGGGTCCGACCTTGGCGTCGTTGAGGATCTCGACCCCGAAGACGATGTCTCGCTTCAGGATCCGGTGGTTGAGGTAGCGGGCACCGGGGTAGTTACCCGGCTCTTCGATCACGACCTTGACGGGAGGGTCGTAGAAACAACCCTCCACGTCTGTGGCCAGGTACACGCCCTGGTCACCGGTCGTCAGATTGAAGCGTTCACCGTTGACACCTTCGAGTTCCACGACGGTGTCGGTGATCAACTGGTTACCTCCTGATGAGTGTCAAGGTCAGCCCTGACGGCCAACCACGGTGAGGGCTTGCTTGGACTCCTCGCGGTCCTTGATGGACATGGCCTCGTCAACCGACCCGATGTTGAAGATGTACTTCACACCCTCGGTCAGAGCCTTCGAGATCATTCCGTTGCCACTGATGCCGATGTCCGACATGAACTGGCCGACAGTCGCTTTCGCGAAGTCGCCGGGGACACCCAGCGCCTTGCCGAGCGATTCACCCAGCGCGGTGTTCAGGTCAGTGGTCTCGGAGCCGTAGTCCTTCGCGTACTTGAGCTGATCCATCTGGAGAGCGAGCTTCTCTTTCTCCATACGGAGCTGCTCCGCGAGTTCCTTGTTGCCGTCGATCTTCGCCTGCTTGGCCTGAATCTCCAGCTCACGGGAGCGCATCTTCAACTGGTCGAGCTTCTTCTCGGTGTCCGAATCGGACATGCCGGTGTCGGTGCCGAGGGCGGGGTTGGTGCCCACATCCGTAGCCAGACCGGACATCTCAGTCCGCAGACCCTTCGCGGAATCGGTGATCCCCTGAAGCTGCTGCTGAGCGCCGCCCATGTTGAAGTTGATCGTCAGACCCGACGCATCACCGAAGATGGCCTTGACCATCTCGAGCATCTCGCGGGCCTTCGACTTGATCCCGTCCTGGGAGTTGTCCAGACCGATCTCGAAGCCCTGGCCGGTGTACTCGCCGTACTCGGTCATCAGCCTCGACGGGCTGTTGATCCCGAGGAAGCCCTTGACCGCGCCAGCCACAGAGCTGGCAAGCTCCTTGGCCTTCGACACCGCGGCTCCGATCATGGAGCCGATGCCGTTGATCAGACCTTGGACGACGTTCTTGCCTGCCTCGATGAGCCAGGAGCCCGCGTCGTCAAACCAGCCCTTGATCTTGCCGGGGAGTTCGCCCACGTAGCTGGACACCGTGTCGATGCCGCTCTGCCACGAAGACACCCAGCCAGCAACAGCCGCCTGAACCTCTGCCATGACGCTGACGATCCGCTGTAGACCTCCCATCAGGAAGGACGCAACGGACGCCGTGGCCTGCAGTAGGGCACCGGCGAACTTGATGACCACACCGACGATGGCGGTGATGACGGGCATCATCTGAGCGAGGCTCTGCATCATCGACGTGAGCGGTGGAACCATCTGGATGATCGAGGGCAGCAACTGCTGGAACGCCGGGATCAACGACGAGACGATGACCGGGACCAACTGCAGGACCGCTCCAACGATCTGTCCGAACGCCGTAGCAAGCTGCGGGATGTACGGAGCCAGTTGGGAAACCATCGTGTTGGCAAGCTGCGAGAACTGCTCGATAAGCGGAGGCAGCAGCGGCGTCAGCGCGTCGAGCGCTGTCTTGATCGCCCCACCGAGAAGCTGTGCGACCGGAGTCAGCACGGTTCCCAGCGTCTGGAGGTTGCCCACCAGCAGGGTGCCCAGAGTGTCGGCCAACGTGGTGAAGGCCGGCGTGAGCGCCTGGATGATCGGAGCGAGGCTGGTGCCCAGAGTGCCGAGCACGTTGCCGAGCAGACCGGAGATCGATGTCAGGGCAGGCATCAGCGCGATGAACGCGTCACCGAGCCCGTTGATGAACGTCGACAGAGGACCGCCAAGCTGACCCATCGCCTGCAACCCGGACTCCATGAGCCGGGTGAAGAGGCCGAGCAAGCTGTTCAGCGTGGACGACAGACCGCTCATGGCCCCCTCGAACACCCCGTTCGAGGTGACTCGGTTGACCATCTCGTTGAAGCCGTTGGCGAAGTTCTGCAGCGGCTCCAAGAGCTTGCCGAACGAGTTCGCGCCAGCGTTGGCGAGAGTGAGGAATGCCTGTGTGCCCGTAGCCAATACGGGTCCGAGACCGGTGAAGAACTCACCTGTCTTGTCGAGGATGTTCTGGATCTGGCCCATACCCTGGACGCCGGTCACCACCTGGGTGACGCTGTTCGCCATGTTGACCAGGCCGGTAGCGACGTTCTGCAGGTTCGGCGTGATCGCCGTCAGCAATCCTGCAAGCTGCTGGAACACAGGCGTGAGCCCGGTAGCGAACGTGTCGGAGACCGCGGCCTTGACCTGCTCCATGACCGGGCCGAAGACCTCTGCGGCCTTCTTGATGCCGTCCATGCCGAGCGCCACCACAGCGATGCCTGCGCCGAACGCTCCGATGAGCGAGGGCAGACCGGCCAGGATGCCTGCGATGACTCCGATCAGCGGGGCTGCGATAGCCACGATGCCGGTGAACATCCACATGCCTCGCGAGAGGCCGAGGATCTTCTTCCCGGCGTTGCCGAACTGGTTGCCTGCCTTTTCGGCCTCATCGCCTGAGTCGCCAAACAGGTTCTTGATCGAGGAGAAAATCCCCCCGCCGTCTTCGCCTCCACCTCCGCGGAGCGCCTTGAACGACGCGCCGAACTTCCGCACGGAGCTGGTCGCGTGCTCGTTGGCATCGCGAACGGCCATCATCCACGACTTCCACCGCGCCGCGTTGGCGCTGAGAGTCCTGTCGTCCTGGCGCATCCACTGCTGCTGCTGCTTGAGAGCGTCGGTGAACTCACGCATCTTGGCGATGCGGGCCTTGATGTCTGCGTAGGTGTGGTTCAGGAGAGGGCGCTCGCGCTGCATCTCTGCGACCGAGCCGCGGATCTCCGCGTTGTAGTTTCGTGTGCCGTCAGCGGCGAGCTTGGCTGCCCGCCCTGCCTCGGCAAAGCCGGCCCGAGCTTCCTTCCATGCTGCGGACCAACGGTTGAGCGAGTTGATCGACTGCCTGATGGCGTTGTCGACGCCTCCGGGGTCGGCTCCGGGGTCATTACCCCCGGAACCTCCAGAACCGCCTCCTGGGCGCACTGAGCGCCCGCCACCGCTGTCTACATCGACCTTGACGCCCTGCTTGCCCTCGGCTCGCATCGTGGCGAGCATGGCCCGGAACTTGGTGAGGGCACCCTCCGTGTCGAGGTCGATCTTTACGTCGACATCGGCCTGTTCCGACTTCTCGATCTTCTCGAGCTGTTCCTTGAGTTCGCCGCGGAACTTGTCAGTGTCGGGGACTACCCGGACTGAGATCCGTCCGACTTCTGTGCCGCCTGCGCCTGCGATTGTTCGGCCCTCCTCTTTTTGGCAGCACGCATCTGGGCTGCAACGACGTATGCGAATGAACCGGGCTTGGCTAGCTGCTGTTGCAGCGAGCTACGGGCCTTCTTCGGAATTGGGTACGGGGCGGGAGCCTTCGGCTTGCTCTTGGAGTGAGCGACCACGTACGTGTACTGCAGGGCTCGCACAGCGTTGACGATGGCGACCATCGCGTACCGGGTCTCGTCCCAGCCGCGGAACTGTCGCCCACCTTGCTTCTCAGCGAAGAATCGCGATGCGATGGGTAGTTCCTTGATCAGGATGAGCACCTTGCGGGGAGTGAGGCGGGACTCGGGAACGAAGATGTCCCCGAGATCCACGCCGTACTCGTCCATCAGGTCTGCGTAGATGCAGTCGCCGTAGTCATCGACTAGCTCTGCGAGCGTTCGGCTTCCCCCGGCTGGGTGACCTCCATCCACTTGCCGAACACGGCAAGCGTGAGAGCCACGTCGTCTTCGAGGATCGAGCAGAGGATCTCGCCCAGCTTGTCGCTGTCAGCGACCAGGCGGATCAGTTCGACCGCGATGCCCGCGGTCTTCTCCATGTGCTCCATCCCGAGCGCCTCGGGCGCGATCTCCTTGCCGTCCGCGTCCTTCGTGGCCGCTTCCAGCTCATCGATCAGCTTGAAGACCTTGTCCCGGCGCAGCTTCGGCACGCGCAGGACGTTGCGGAGGACTACGGAGCCCTCCTCCATGTCGACGGTGACCGGCGCGAACTCGCGCTCGACCTCTTCGCGGACAGAGTCAAGAGTGAAGATGTTTCCCATGTGGCAGACCTTTCAAGTGTGTTGGCGGGCAATGGAAATGGCGGGAGGAGGGGGAGGCAGGCCCGCCAAGGAAACCTCCCCCTCCGGGGAGACACTCAGATGAGTGTCAAGTTCGAACTACGGGGTCTCGTCCACGTTGAACAAGTCCTCGTTGATCCAGGTGAAGAGCAACTCGTCTTCGTGGTTCAGGTAGGTGAACCGGACGGGCAGCGCAGCCAGATCATCGATGGGCAGCTCGATGGCGTCATCGCGCTTCACACCGCTCTTGTGAGCGTGGTGGCCCAGGCGGAAGTCGCCGTCAACGATCACGACCAGGACGGCCTTCTCGTTGGTGCCGGCGTTGCCGCTCACACCGAAGACACCAGCCTCGTCGGACTCGTTCTCGCCGTAGTACAGCGACAGCGCTTCCTCATCGAACTGGTGCAGGACGACCGTCAGGTAGTCGACCGGATCCTCGGAGGTGATCTCGCGGAGCTTCTTCTTCTGCCAGGAGCCCTTGACCTCGGAGTCGCCGCCCTCGAACCCGAACTCCGGGAGGGTGCCGCGGCTGGTGTGGCCGACGCTGTCCCAGACCGTGAGGCCGGTGCCCCAGGTGCTGGTGTCGGTGAGGTTCAGGGTCGTGAGCGCAGCGGGAGTCGGAGCAGCGGTACCCGGAGGAGCCACGTACACGTACCCGACCGCCGCGGTCAAGACTGCATCGTCGTTTTCTGCCATGTGGGCAGTCCTTTCTTAGGTGGTGGATCTCGGCTTGCGGATGCCGAGCCGAATCAGACCCTGGATTCGCCAGGAGTCTTGGAAGAGGGAGCTGAATTGCGTAGCGCCCATCGTTTCGTACATGGACTGCAATCTCCCTGCGGGAGTTGCCTTTTGGGTACGAACCGCCTCGTAGAGCGTGTCTAGCGCTTGCTCGTAGAGGTTCTCGCAGGCGATCAGACTCTCGGCGCTGTACGCCGTCATCTCGATCACCGGGAGCGTGTGAATCGTCGGAGCCGTGGGGTTCCTGATGCCGCCGATACGGCGGATGTTGATCATCGGGAAGTCCCGGTAGTCGATGTCCTCGACCCAGGATCCGACCTTCACGCCGTCCCCAAGCCCCTCCCGCAGGATGGGCAGCACGATCTTCTGGACGCGGGGCATGGCCTGCACGGTCATCGTTTGCCTCGCTTTCGACCGCTGGAGATGGACATGGAGCCACCAGCACCAGATCCGATGGTGATGATGTAAAGGCCCGCAGGCGCTTTCGTGATTCGCCCGAACTTCTCAGGGGCGAAGTAGCCTGACGGGAAGTGGCCGAACTCGATAGCCATCGGGTCAGTGCCGTCGAGGCAGATGAACGAGTCGGTGGGGTGGTTGTGGTTGACCGTGACCTCGGTCTGGTGGACCGGGCCTGAGATCTTCGTGTGCTCTGTCGACGCCCTGGCCGCGGCGAGCCGTGCCTCGGAACGGGCACCACCCTCGCGGGCAGCCTGCTTGACCGCCCTGCGAGTGTCTTTGTGGTGGGCCGCAGCGGAGTTGGCGTTCGCGTAGACCCGCGCCATCAGTACCGCTTGATCGTGTAGTCGACGCGGGCGAGAGCCGGCGAGGAGTCGTACTCGGTGGCGTCACCGAAGATGGCCCAGCGTTGGCCCTTCCACTCGATCTGGGTCTGAGCGCCCAAGATCCCGTGCTCCTTGGTGAAGCTGCGCGGGAAGCGCATCCGGTAGACCTTCTCGGTGGAGAAGCCCTCGTTGTCCTGTTCGGCTCGTCGGGCCGAGGTGCCCGACTGGTTCGCGACCTGCATACGAGCGATGGCCGGTATGCCCGTGGTGGACGGGCGAGTGAACTCGTTGCCGTCCTCGTCAATGACCATGACCTCGGGGAACACCGTGATGGGCTGGTACCTGGCACCTGTGTCGAGGAGGCTCATTCGATGAACGTCGCTTTCGGCTTGTAGCCCCGAGAGACGTTGCCCCACTCGATCCGCCAGTCGTGTACGCACATGCAGACCGGAGGGTCTGCTTCGTGGTCGCACAGATCCTTGTCGACGCGATCAGGCGTCGTCGCCACGATGAATCCGCTGGGGTACTTGATCGGACCCTTGAACGCGTCGGAGGCGCTCATGACGGCAGGATGATGTTCGGGACGATCACGGACATACGCGAGAGGCGGTTCACGCCCAGCGTCGTCCACTCGTCGTCAAGGATGACCAGCCGGCCTTGGGACAGGTCCGCTTGGAGCTGGTAGGTGTACGCGCCGTCCGTTTCCGAGAGGTAGCCCTCGGGGTTGCGGACAAGGCGCAGAACGACATCTGCTTCGATGTCGATCAGGTCTTTCTCGAAGACCGAAGACGCAGCGACCTTGAGGTCGAGATCCGGGATACGCCGCTTGATCATCCGCTCGACTTGGTCGAGTCGGCGCTCGATCAGCGCCAGGACTTCGGGTTCGGGCTCCTTGGCCCACAGTTCGACTACGTCGGATGCTTTGGCGTGCGCCACGGTTACTCCTGGTTCTTGGCAGCCTCAGCAGCGCGGGCTGCTTCCATTTCGGCCTTGGTGCGCCGCTTGCGCTTCACAGGGGGATTGGGTGCGGCAGGCTTTTCTGACGCGGCAGGAGCCGCCACAGAGCCGCCCACAGCGGTCCAGTGACCGGTGGCGATCAGCTTCTCGGCCTGCTCTTCGCTCACTTCGGCTGTGCCGCCGTTGAATGCGGAACGGATCTGCATGGGTTTCCTTTCGACTGACGCCCAACAGTGAGGGCGGGGAGGTGCTCCCCCCGCTTTAATCCCGGCTTGATCCGGGAACCCTCACTGATGAGTGTCAAGTTGGAACTACGGCGTGACGACGTTGGTCAGCTTGACGAACGCCTGCGGGTCGTTGACGTGCAGGGCGTACTCAGCCTCGACACGGACTGCGACGAGGTTGTGCTGCCACAGCGACACGAACTCGGGCTCCGAGGGAGTACCGAGGTTCAGGGTCGCCTGATCCGTAACGTCGAAGGACAGACCGCCGACCTGGCCCCAGATGATCTGGGAGAAGTCGCCCATGTAGCCCAGGACCGTGCCCGAAGCGACGTGGTCGCTCAGGATGGTCGGGCGAGCAACGATCCGACCCGAACGGAACGGGCTCGCGGCCTCGCCGTAGGTCGACTCGATGAACAGCGGACGACCGTTGAGATCCTTCGCGCCGTTGAGGATGGGCTCGACCTTGTCGTCCAGAAGCGTGTGGGTCCACTTCTTCTCGTCGTTGACGAGCAGCGACAGGCCGTTGACGGCCACCGCGTCGTACACGGTCAGCTCTCCGGTGCTGCCAGCGCCGCCCGGATCGACCAGGGAGATCGACTTGGTCGTCTGCGCCAGGCTCGTCGGGAACGGGCTCCCGGCGTCACCGAACGCCGCGCCATCGAACTTCATGGCGAAGGCCGTCGCCACCTTGGTACGCATGGTGCCCAGGTAGTTGGCGGGGTTCGCACGGACGGTTTCCGCGGACGCCACGAAGATCGTCGCGATCTTGTGGGGGGCGATGGTCTGCGAAGACATGTTGCCCTTGGTGATGGGCTTCATGTCGCCTTCACCGATCCACTGGGCGCTCACGTCACCGACCCAGTGCGGGATCTTCTGACCCGTGGTACCCATCGGCACCTTCTGCGCGAACTGCTGGACGATGGAGGTCTTCTCGGCCTCCGCGAAGTAGTCCCGCGCCTGCTCGGGCTCGAGGTAGCCCTTGAACATCGTGTCGCCGGTCTGCGCGATCTGCGCGTGATCGACCTCGAATGCGGTTCCTGCGGCCATGTTTGGCCCTTTCTGTTAGTGGTTGTACTACGTTGGGTGGGAAGGGATTAGCGGCGAGGACGCTTGTCGAGGACAGCCATCATCGCGTTGAGAATCCCGTCGCCGTTGAGAGCGAGAGGCTGCTGCTTGCCCCCCGACCCCTGAGACGGGTCGTACGCCGGGGTCTTCTTGTCGAAGCCACCGATGAGTTCCAGGCGGGACTTGGCCGACTCGCTGATCGACTCGGCGTCATTTCCTTCGAGGATCTCCACGAACGCCCTCACCTTGTCGCTCGGCACTTTGGCCTCGACGGCGGTGTAGACCTTCTCCAGCTCGATCCAGGCGCTGCCCAGCTCGTTCTGCAGTTCGGTGTAGGCCAGATCCTTGGCAGCGATCTCAGCCGCGTGGGCTTCCTTCAGTGCCTTCTCTGCCGCCTCCACCGCTGTCTTCTTCGCAATCCGGGCGGCAGCCGCCTCGTCGCGGAGCGACTTGACGTAGGTCTCGTCGTAGACCTTGGTCTCGGCCGGCTTCTCCAGCGGGGTGTCGGTGACCACCGGGGTCTCGACGGCAGGAGTGCCTTCGGGGGTTGCGTTGTCGGACATGTGTTTTCGCCTCCTGGGCTATTGGGGGATTACGCCGCCAGGGCGTAAGTCGGGATGGTGATGTCGCCTCGGTAGAGGCGTCGACGGAGCGCGTTCTGCGTCTCCAAGTTGGTGTTCTTCGTTCGGGACTTGCCGTCTTTGATGAGCCGGTCAGCTTCCCTACCTGCGTCGATCCAGAGCTGTTCCGCTCTCTTCTGAGCGGCCAGTCCGGGCCAGTTCCGTGCGTCGAAGACCGGGACCACCAAGCAGTCACAGCCTGTGTGCCACTCGTTGATGTGCTCTCTGGTCTCACGCCGGAAGGCGTCGAGGTCTTGGTCGACTTCGAGGAACAGGTCTCGTACGGTCGTGTCATCTAGGTTCACGCCGGCACCCTTGGCCGAGAGGTACTCCGGGCCGCGGGAGATCAGCATCAGACACCAGGCGCAGGTCTCACGGCCTGTGGCTACGCGAGCCCAGCCTCGGACGATCTGCTCCTCGGGGTCGTTCTTGACAGCGCCGATGATCTGTCGGCGTCCTGCCATCTCCACTTCGCGAACGACGGTCAGTGCCAGACTGGACACCGCGTTGGCGGGAGCGTCTGCCTGAGACAGCTTCCGACGTGCAGGCTCCATGTTCTGTACGAACCACTCCCACTTCAGCTCTCCGGTCAACCTCTCGTTGCGCTGGAGGCCGGGGTGGTGTGTGTCGCGTTGGGAGTCGTAGAACCTCCGGGCGAGGTCGGCACTCTCTGAGTACCGACGCTCAACCTCGGGGAATAACAACCGCAGTAGGTTCAACCACTCAGCGGGGCTGAGCAGAGGACCGCGGAGAAACTGAGCGAACCGGGAGACGTAGTTGGCTAGTCCCGCCGAGATGGCGTACTGGGCTGCCGCGTACTCTTCCGGTGTCACGTCGCCGCCGGCTCCTTAGAGCCCTTCGGGACGACCTCAGCTTGAACGGGCTTGGCTTGCGTGATGGCCTTCTGGTCACCGCCAGCGCCCCCGGCTTCGGGGTCCGCGGCGTACATGGTGCCCATGAGTCCGAGGCCCAGAGCGGCCTCTTCCTCGTCCCACTGACGCATCTGCTCGCGTTCCTTGATCGAGTAGCCCATGTCCACTCGGGCACGCTCACGCGGGATGACCCCGGTGCCGCCGTTGTAGAGCTTGGTGGCTGCGTCGGCCTTGGCCGCGTACGTCGGAGTCGACGGGTCACGCCAGACGGTTTCCATACGCATCATGTCGGGCGGAACGTCGCCGCCCTTCGCCATGCGGTACGCGAGGCGCATCGCTGCTTCCCACGCACCACCGAAGATCAGGTTCTTGCGCTCGACCTTCTTGATCAGACGGCTCTCCGCGGCCCGGATCGCCTCTGCTGAGGCCGGGTTGTCCGCGGCGGTGCTGAGGTACTGGGGCGGTAGCCCTGTGTACGCAGCGACCTGCTTGGCGATCTGATCGAGGGCGTTGGTGAAGTTGGCAAGCTCGGCTGCCGAGAACTGCTGGATCTTGCCCTCGGCGTCCTCGAACGCGAGGATCCTGGCCATGTAGGCGTCGAACAACGTCTGGCCGGTCTCGGAGTCCACGCCGATCTCTTCGGGCTTCACACCGAAGATGAGCCGCTGGGGAACGCCCATCAGCTCTGCAGTCGCCTGCATCAGCATCAGGGTGCGAGACGCCGCATCGGTCATGGACCGAAGCTCGGGCGTAATCTCTGACGTTCCATACAAATCCGACAACCGCGTACGGTTGGGGAGTGGGACTACCGGGACCATCTCGAGCCCGTGGGTGACGTTGAACCAGTCCTGCCACTCACCGTCTGCCTTGAACCACCCGATGGTGTCGTTCGGCAGGTACAGCGTTGCGGCCTGAACCTCGTTGCCCTCCTTGTCGTAGACGACTCGGATGGCCTTGGACACCCTGTTGATCCGAGGGTCGATCTCGGCGTACATCCGCGTCGGCGGTTCTACCCGGATAATCGGCACCGTCGGATCCCAGAGCGGGTCCAGGTTGGGGTCTGGCATCGAGATGGTGATGTAGCTGCGTCCGTGGACGTAGGCGTCGGTGTAGCCCAGCGGAGCCTCGATGTCGAGGTCGTTGGCCTGCCACCACTGCCACAGCTCTTCGTCGGCCTCGTCGGCGTCTCCGACGCGAAATCCCTCTACCGCCTGGCGTTCTGCGATGGAGTCGACGTAGAGTCTCGGGTAACCGACGTGGGCCAGCAGCGTTTGCATCTGCGGGGGGACGGTTACGCCAATCGCCTCTGGCCTGCGTTCGGCCTCGTAGTAGCTGGTGTTGCTGGCGAGATCCTTGATGGAGTCATCGAAGGCCGAGATCATCTGCTCTCTGATGACTGCGGGATCTTCGTTCTGGTCTTCCTGTCCTGGTAGCGGGGCTGTCATCGGACGGCCACCACCCGGCCCGTGCGGGCCTTCTTACTCATGAGGTAGTCCTGTCTCGCCCCGAACGCGAGGACCGCGCAGACCGCAGCGTCGATCTTCTTGCTGGAGTCCTTGGTGACCTTGCGAATCGCGATGGCGTCGTAAGTGGTTGGGTGTCGTTTGGCGTTCAAGACGTGCGTCGTCAGCACGGCGTTGCCGTCGTGCCAGACCTCTCCTTCGAGGACCGCGTCCTCAAGGCGCTCGCAGTCGAAGGCGAACCTCTTCTGCTGGCCGCGCATGTCGAATGCCACGGGGTTGTTCGGGCTGGCGTTGACCTTCATCCGCTTCTTGTAGGTGCGGGACCACTGGTCGACGTATGCCTCGAACTCCTTCACGTCGGCTCTGAACGCCACCACGTCATACCGCTGGAAAGCGGAGTGGACCGTGGCGTCAACGTCCTCACGCGGCACCTCGCCGCCGAACTTCTGCGGATCCCAGACCTTGATCACGAACAGGAAGCCGTCCGACACACGGCAGCCAACCAGGGCTGTCCAGTCGTTGGACTTCGAGCCGTCGAAGCCGAGAGTTACCTTGTCGCCCTTGGCGAGCGGCTGGAACTCCTTCCCCCATCGTGCGAGGTACTTCTGCATGTCGATGAAGCAGCGGCCCCACTCCTGGGGGGACAGCCACGAATCCTCGGATGCATTCACCTGATTGAGGAACTTGCGGCGTGACTCGGTGATCACGTTCTTGGTCGACAGAATCGACTTGATGATGTCCTCGATAGGCAGCCAGGTGGAGTCGCCGCGGGCGATTAGCAAGCCCTCCCGGAGCTTCGCTATTCCCTCTTCGAATCCGACCGGATCCTCTTTCTGCGATGGGATCTCGGAGATCGGGGTATCAGCCGGCGCTTCCAGAGCGTCGTACATGAGACCCGTATCCACGTCCTCACCGGACTGGATCTTCTGCCAGGAGACGTAGGCCAGTTCGCCTACCGTCTCGGTACCGGGGATGTGAGCGTTGCAGATCGAAAGCGTGCGTGCGCCTTCGACCTTCGTCATGTTGCCTTCGATGACCGATGCCATCGCGTGGCCGTCGTTGACCTTGCCGTCCGGGCCTTGGCCCCACCATTGCGTCTCGTTCTGGACGACGAAGGTAGGCCGGTTACCCTCCATCGAGGCTGCTGAGGACGTTGCGGCTTCGATGCGCCCCGCGCCACCATCGGAGTAGATGATGAAGCGGTTCACGTCGAGGCTGTAGGTCTCCTTCAGCTTCTTGGAGATCATGACCGGGAACAGCGCGAAGGTGTTCTTGGTTTGGTCTTGGCTGACCGCGGCCACCGTGATCCAGGGAGCGGGTCGACGTTTGCCGACAGGCTGTCCGGTCAGGGGGTGGAAGTGCGAGAAAGCCACAGGTCCGCACAGCTCTGCGAGGCAGAGCGCGGCGGTGAAGGGGTCTTTGCCCCAGCCCTTGAGGCGTCGGATGACGCCTTCGCGGTAGACGTACTGTCCGCGGTCATCGACCGCGTACCACCAGAGAACCAGGCGAACCTGTTCGTCGGTGGGGATGAACATCAGGTCGTTGACCGGGATACCGGCCTCCGACAGCTCGATCAGGAACCTGAGTCGGTTCGGATCGTCATGTCCACCAGGGGTGTTGACGTACTCGGACATCCATTCGAGGACGCCCCACCCGAGAGTCTTCTCTGGAAGGTGCCAGTCCCCGTCGATGGTCCGCTGCCACGAAGGGCCAATGATGTGCGGTGGGGACGGGGCAAGCTCCACACTCACCCCGCCCTCACTCATCAGAAGTTGGGCAGGGCGTTGATGATCGCCTTGGCGTCGTCGCCGTAGACCGGGACGTTGCCGATGGCCTCAGCCGCGGCGGTCTTGAGACGCTCCAGATCGGCCTGAGCCTTGGCAGCCTTCTCGATGACCTGCGGGATCGCCTGAACGACCACGTCGACCGGCTCCGCGGGAGCTGAACCGACCGTGCCGTCCTTGCGCTGCTTGGCGAGCACCGAGCCGGCGGTTACGCCGACACCGGCACCCAGCAGGGAGCCGAGGGCGAGAACGACCTGAGTCAGGCTCTCGGACTTCGACGCGTCGATGACGCCGAGGCCGACGAGCAGCGGGAGGATACCGGCGATGGCACCAGAGGCGAGGTAGTAGTACTGGCGGATCTTGGTCATGCTGATGCTCCTGTCTGAGCGGCCAGGTTGGCCTTGATGATGCGAATGACGTTCTGGGCCTTGGCTACTGCCCACTTGTCGGCGGCTCCTGGGCCTTCGCCCTTAGCCAGTCGGGCCACGATCTCGATGGCGGGCACGTAGCCCTGGATCGCGGCGTCTTCGATGAACCGCGCATGCTCCATCGCATCGAGGTTGCGGACGTACTGTCGGAGGGTGAAGCCTCCGGTGTCGCTGTCCCGGTACGGGCTCTGCGACGGGTAGAGCGTGTTGTCAGCCATGAGGGCATCCCATTCGTCTTGTTCTGGTTCCGCGAAGATCGTCAGGAGCTTGTTGCCCATGCCGAGAGCGCGGTTGTATCGAGTGCGTCGTTCGTCAATCCCGTTGAGACCGCCGTTGATTCGGCGCGTCACGGTGTCGAGATCTCGTCGGTCACTGAGTGCGTTGATGTCCGGTCGAGCGACCGTCCAGTACCAGGCGGCACCGATGCCAGCCCACTTCACGTCGGCCAGCTCTGTGGGTCGGTCCACGAAGTAGGTCGGTGAGTCGACCAAGCCCTTCGAGAAGGCCCACTTGCTGAACTCGCCGTAGTTGTGTCGGCCTGTGATCTGGATCCACGTCCTGCCTTTGAACCTCACACCGTCGCCTGCGACGACGTTGCCGAGATCCGTGCGGCCCTCGTAGGCCGCGCCAGACGCGTACTCCTCGGTGGCGTTGAACCCAGCGGACTCATGGCCCGTCTGCGCGTAGAACATCGCGATGCGGTTCTCGTTGGTCGCCTCGGCCAGCTTGAGACCGGCCTGCATCGTGGGGAGGATCTGACGTGCCTTCGCGACACTCAGGCCGGTGGCCTGTGCCAGGTACTCGGCAGCGAGCGTGTCGGGCTGAGCCGGGATCGCGCCCTGGTCGTTGAGGAGACCGAGAGCACGGAGAGTGGCTTCGCCGGCGACACCCGGAGGGTCGCCTACGACGTGAAGTTCCTGCTGGGCTCGAGTAACCGCGGCAGCGGTCAGTGGACCGAACTCGCCGTCGACCTCTAGGCCGGCTCCTCGCGTGTTGAGCTTGTTCTGGAGGGTGATGACAGCGGGGCCGGTGCTTCCGATGCCCAGAGAGGCCGTACCGCCGATGGGACCGGGCAGGTATGCCCAAGCCGTGGCGTAGTCGGACTCGACCGCGAGAGCGCGGTCTCCGGTGACGAGACCCTTCGATCCACCGGACTCGATCCGCATGCCGTCCAGCTCTCCCCACATGTGGGAGTTGGCACCGCCGCCAGGGCCGTGGTGGAACGCGATGCGAGCCGCGGCGTTCGCCGGGATGTCTCGCCAGTGGTTGACGCGGATCGTCCCGAACGGGCCGACTCCGCCAACGGGGATGTATCGGTAGGACTCGGTCGTAGCACCCTCAGCCTGACGGCCCTGAACCCAGCGGCCATGCACCATCTCAAGGACGGTCTGCCAGACCTCGGAGCAGTCGGTGCCTCGTCGGACATCTTCCGAGAGAGCGCCGCCGTAGACGTAGGGGTTGCCCAACCGCGCCCGGATGAATGCCTTGGTGGCTTCGACGTTGGCGCGGGTAACCATCAGACCCCCAGGAACTTCGCGAGGATCGGGAGCACGCGGTCATCGACCTCGCCGGGGATGGCGTCGGGATGGGCGAGCAAGTACTTCACGATTCGCTTCAGTGCGAACGTGATGACGAAACGTGCGATCTTGGTACGCATTTCGTTCCCTTCGTTGATGAGTGTCAAGTAGTCCGTGCGGGATTTGAACCCGCGATCTTCTGAGTGAGAGTCAGATGAGTTGCCGCTACTCCAACGGACCTTGTGGTGGCCCCCCGCGTTCCGGGGGACCGACCAAGCTAGAGATGTGCGTAGAAGGACGCACGGCCTACGCCGCCTTTGACGCCGTTGCTGAACGTGGTGATGGCTGCTGGGCCACCGCCGCCCGGAACACCGGCTGCTGACGCGCCCCCAGAAGTGAGACCGCCACCCGTGTACACCTGACCGTTCAGCGTCTGGGTAGCCGGCGATACCGCCTGTCCACCGGGATCGATGATGCCGCCCTGGCCTCCGATGCCTCCCGCCGCGGTGAGCACACCGCCTCCTGCGAAGGTGGCCGTCGTGTTGCCGCCTGGGCTGCCGTTGGTAGGAGCGAAGCCCGCAGCGCTACCAGCGCCGCCGTCTCCGACGACTCCGGTGATCTGCGTGATGCTCCAGGGGATGTCGATGCCACGACGAAGCGTGACCAGAGCCCATGAACCGGCTCGACCGCCTTGGCCCCACGTACCGAAGTTGGGCATGCCTCGTCCGCCGCCGCCTGCGCCGACGAGCACGATGTCGATCCAGAGGCAGTTGGTCGGTATGTTGTAGGTGTACGCGCCAGGTGTCGTGAATTCCGTTCTGACAGCGTTGTATTCAGGCCAGACCTGATCGGGACCGAGGAAGATCCTCGAGGGTGTCGAAGAACCTACGCGGAACGCGGGGGAGTTGGTTCCGAGACGTATTGCCATGTCTCACCCCACGATCACGTAGAACGTCGTTGCCGTCTTAGGGCCAGCGTCGTACGCAGCCTGGGTGACCTTCACGAAGTCGAGCACGGTGTTGGTCGATGACGGGGTGCCTGACGGCCCCTGTGCGCCTGTGGCTCCTGTCGGACCCTGAGCGCCAGTGTCGCCCTTCGGTCCAGTAGCGCCCGCTGGTCCCTGAGCCCCGGTGTCGCCTTTCGGACCCTGAGGTCCGGTAGCTCCGGTGTCACCCTTCGGGCCTTGCGGCCCGGTCGGACCTGGCTCGCCTTGGGGGCCGGGTGCGCCTGGTGCGCCTGCCGAGCCGGTCAGGCCGGTAGCGCCCGCGGTGCCGGGATCACCCTTGTCGCCTTTGTCACCCTTCGGACCCTGTGGGCCGAGGTCGCCTTTGTCGCCCTTCTCGCCTTGGATGCCCTGGTCGCCCTTCGGGCCTTGCAGACCTTGTGGGCCTGTAGCACCCTGAATGCCTTGTGGGCCTTGGGCTCCCGTGTCACCCTTGGGTCCGGTAGCGCCTTGTGGGCCTGCTGGACCGGTGGCTCCCGTGGGTCCGGTGTCTCCGGGGTCGCCCTTGGGGCCGAGAGGACCGACAGCTCCCTGCGGACCAGCCGGCCCTTGCGGGCCGCGAACGTCGAGTTCGTTCCAGTTGGTGCCGTCGCTGAGCCAGAACAGCCCGTCGCTGACCGTGTACCAGAGTTCGAGCGCATGGGTCGATGCTGTTGGCAGTGATCCGGTTTGGACGACGCCGTCGACCTGGATGCCGTCACCCTTGTCGCCCTTCGGCCCCTGCGGGCCTCTGGGTCCGACCTGGCCCGGAAGGGCCAGCAGATGACCTTGAGGACGGTGAGATGCTACGACGCCCTTGGGCTGGTCGCCTGGGTCGCTGCGGAGCTTCTCAGCCCGCTTGATGCGGGGAACGGTGACGTTTCCGGTCGGTCGATCAGGAATGCCGATGACCGAGCCCTCTGGCTTGCTGACGTAGCTGACCGCGGGCTTACCGTCTGGGGAAGATCCACGGAGCTGCATCAGCCCACCTTCGAGACAGTCCCCAGCGCGATGGGATCTCCACCGGCCACCTCACCCTCGGGGAGGAAGACCAGTTGCCACTTCACGCGGTTTGCGATCTTGTCGGCCTCTTCGGACTCGATCTTGATGCTCGCGATGCTGTCTTCGATCACGAACTCCCAGATCGTCATCGGCTCCTTGCCAGGCTCGAGCACCTCGGTGTCGATGCGCTTGCTGGTGCCGACGAGTCCGGTCGCGTTGGCCGTGGTCGGGGGGATGGGAGTCAAGGCGAGATCGCCTGTGTACTCGATGTTGTACTCGCGGTTCCAGTAGAAGTCGGTGCTCACGGCGTTAACCGCGCCGATCAAGCCGGCCGCGGCGTTGAAGAAGTTCTTGACCGCCGTCGAGGTCACGTCGACCGCGAACGTGACGACACCGACCTCATCGAAGGACTTCCGCGAAGTCACAACCAGCTTGAAGTTGAGCTGGTCGGTGACCGTCATCTCCACGTCGACACCCAGCAGGGAGTCGAACGTGTCGAAGAAGTCGTTCGCGGTCTTGTTGATCGTGTTGACGAGCTGCTCCGTGAGCGGCTTCGAGCTGTTCAGGTTGAAGTTCAGCGTCCACGCGGGGTACAGCGAGACGGGGTGGATCACAGCGTTGCCAGCACCGACCGCGCCGATCACGGCGTCGGAGATGTCTCCTGCGAGACCCTGCGGGTTCTCGCTCACGTCGTTGTAATCGATTGCGGCAGTGTCGATCCCGTTGCACTTCAGCGTGTAGGTGCCGCCTGTTGCTCCGGTGATGTACACGCGGTGCAGGGCGTTGTGTTCGCCACCGGTCTGCAGTTCGAAGAACAGGCGTCCGGGCGGGTAGGGGATCGGGGTCTGGGAAGCGTCGAGGTTCTCGAAGTTCCACTTGAAGTCGCGACCGCGCCAGAGTACGAGCGAGTCAGCGTCTACCCGAATTCCAAGGTCGGCCATGCGATTCCTTTCGTGGGGGAGTTGTCAACCCCGGAGGAAGGAAGCGCCGGTAGTGGCAGCGCCTCGGAACCTCCTCCGGGGGACCGTCTACCCTCCGTTTGCCGTGGCCTGGGCCAGGCGCTGCTTGAGCATCGAGGTCATGTCGACCACCTCACCAGTGGGAGAGTCACCGGCCTTCCGCTCTATTTCGAGTCGGACGCGGCGTCGATCACCTTCGGTCAGCAGCAGTGCGGAGAGCATCTGGTTGATTGCAGTGAGCTTCATCGCGCCAACGGGCTTGCCGTTGTGCTGGGCTGCGATCAGCTCTTGGTTCAGCGTGTAGAGAGCGAGCTTGGCGTACGTCCAGTCAGTCGGCTCGTAGTACTTCACGGCAGCCGAATTCTTGATGGACTCGTACATCTCGATGATGAGCGGATGCGTCTCTCCGAGGTGGCTCAGGTCGCCCATCTCGGGGATCTGGACCGCTCCGTGGACGACGACCGTCTCGGTGGGGTTGTCGGGCACGTTCCGGCGAACGCGCTCTTCGTCTCGCTTTCCGATGGGGCCGCGAGTGCCTGCCATTGTTGCCTCCTGGGCATGAGCGCAGGCACCTGGCCTGCGGTTATCTACGCCCTGGATGACGTTCTGGTGGTCGCTTCCTCCGGGCCTTGAGTTCCCGCCGGCGTGCAACGCCTTCGGCGGATGACTTGCGGTCGTGACACCACCCGCAGGCAGCCCGAAGGTTGCGTCGGGAGTGGTCGTTTCCACGCTTGATGTGATCTACGTCGGTCGCCATGCGAGTGCATCCGGCCATGCCGATCTGACACAGCCAGTTGGCGTCGTGCAGGACTTCGAGCCGAATCAGCTCCCAGTCCGCGGGTAGGTTCTGCCGACGATCAGAGTCGGCCCAGCTCACGGGAACAGCAGATCGAATGCGGCCCACAGAGCTGCAACCTCGGGCGCAGGATCGCGCCCTTCGAGAAGCGCCCCGGCCACCTGGCCGAGGGCTTCATCGGTTGCGTCTGAGATGCCGCTTCCAACGGGGATCGGGTATTCCCCGCCCCCGAGAATGTGCTGCAGGTCGGCGTCGACCGACTCTCGGGCCTCGGCGCGGGTCAGCGGACGACTTTCGTTGATCATCAGGTGACTCCTCTCGCCTTCTTGGCCTCTTCGATCATGATCTTGTGGATGAGCTTGGACAGGGCATCCGCCTTGTCACCGCGCATCTCAACGTCGAGGAACGCCTCGGCCATCGCCTCGACAACGTACATGCCCTTGAAGCGGTCGCTGCCGTTGAATGAGTACGCCGACACCAGTTTATTCGACAGCCACACGTTCAGAGCGGCCCTGAAGCCGGGATCTGACGGCAGCATGCCGCTGGCCTTGGCGAACTCGTTGTCGATTGCGTCGATGATGCGCTGACGCCCGTTTCCGAGGCCGGTGAAGTCCATGACGTGACCCAGTTCGTGGATCATCGTGTAGTAGACCGGGCGGTCGGCTGCGTCCTGGTTGTAGTCGCGGGTGCGGCTGTCGCGCTTCCCGGCCATGTAGTAGTCGCCGTTGAGCTTCCGGGCGGCGTCGGTCGCCATCGGGGTGTTGATCGCAACGTACTTCGCGCCGTCGATCTTCCAGCCCTCGCCTGCGACGTAGTGGGACGCCGGCATCGCGTGAGCGTTGGACCGCTCCCGCTTGCCCTTCTCCGGGATGTACTCGCCCTTGATCTCTTCGAGCTTGAGGAACGGGTACTTCGTGAGCATGTCGTCCACGGCCTGGGCGAACTGGCGAGCGGACTCGAGGGAGAACTCGGTCGGGGCGATCCCCTCGGCGGGGAGCCCGTGCTCGAACTCGGGGTCGAGGAACTTGTCGACCTTCAGACCCCACTTGTTCGCCATGAACGAGGCGATCTCCTGGCGGGTCTTGAAGTGCTTCAGCTCTTCGCCCGCTGGGATCGGGGAGGGCGTCGAAGTAGGAGCGCCAGAGCCGCCACCGGCCTGGCCGCCAGCAGATCCTCCACCCTGGACACCTCCGGTGCCCGCGGATGCGGTTCCCTTGCCGCCTCCTGACGATCCTGCTGCGCCACCGCCGCCTCCTACGCCACCGGCTGATCCAGATCCACCACCGGCACCAGGCTTCTTGGCAGCGCTGGCTTTGCCGGATTTTCCGGGTCCGGGGCCGCTGGCCCCTCCGCGTCCTCCCATCGGGTCTCTACCTGCTTTCTGCGTCGATCCCAGAAGGTCGGGTACTCGACCACCTCCGGGAGATTCATGTCGTCGCAGTAGCGGAGCTTCCCGTAGGCCAAGACCGTGTGCGGATGCTTGCGGTCGAGGAGTTCTTGGACGCCTGCGCGGAATAACGCCTGCTCTGCCTTGTTGGATTGAATTCCCATCGAACTCAATGCGACGACGGATCCTTCTGGGATCCCGTCGAAGCAGAATTCGTATGAATCCGGCGTGCTCCAACACGCCGTGGGAATTACTCGAATGCCTCGCGACTGCCAATACGCGCCGACCCAGCGGCTGCGGAACGTATTCCACACCTGTGCGGCCCGCGGCATATCGGTCCAGAGGCTAAAATCGGGGGTTAGTGCTGCGCCAACCGCCGCTACGCGGGGAAATAGGCGCTCTGGGGACGACCAAACTGTCTCAAATCGGTAATCGTCCAGAAAGAAGTGCAATGCGCCGCCATTCTGGGCGGCATAATCGCGATGACGCGGTGAATTCCACGCTGCGAGGGACGCCGGCACCCAGTGGCACGGCCTCAGATCAGGGATCTCGTCTGGTGACGAGGACGGGAACCGCAGTCGCAGGTTCAGCACGTCGAACTTGCCCGGTTGCGAGTCCCAGTTGGCACTCGAACGAGTGCCTTCCATGATTCGAACACCCCTTAGTAAGCCGCGCTTCAGGCGCGGCAGAAGAGAACTCGCGGTTGCGAGTTCGATCTATGACCGGCCCTGGAGGCCGGTATGACTTCGAGCCGCCTTCGGGGCGGCTCTCATGGGGAGAGCCGAGACTCAAAGAGGCTCTCACCCCTCTTTATCTCCCCTCTCTCCTCTCCCACTCAGTAGTAGATGTACTTTCCCGAAAAGTTTCCTCGCGGCCTCAGAGCCGCTCTCCCGATCCGGGGGTACAGGTATACCGGCCAGGGGCCGTTCGTGCGTGAGCGAGGCCCACAGCCTCGCGAGCGGGTGCTCTAGCTGGCCCCCGATGAAATGATCGACTTGGAAACCCGTACATGATGGCTCAGCCGCA